GTTAAGAGGGCACAGGAGCAGTTAGTTACAAGGATAGCAGAAACTGAGAGTGATGTAGTGGCTACAAAGTTATCTAATGAGATTAGGCAGAATGCTGAGTTTATGATGGGAGCTATGGGACTTATGGAAACGAAATCTCCACTTACGATCAACTCTCAGGCACCGTCTATAAACCCTAATAGCACGATAGAAACAGAATCTGTAAGAAGGATAGAGGCGATAGATTTTGAGGAAGAAGATTAATCCTTTTGAACATACGATAGATTTGTTAGTTATTAAAAAACTTAAGGAGAAGGAGAGTGATGTTGAGAAAAGACTAGCTCAGATTGAGAACAAGCTAGTTGAGGTTTTACAGAGGAATCAGGAATTATTGGAAAAGGCGAAGGATCATACTACCATAAATCAGATTCTTTAAAATCAGAATATATATCTTTGTAGTTGACATTATTTCCGTTTGAGTGTATAATTACTTCTCTATTGTTTTCACGATAGTTTCTTCCTTCTTGTATTTTTCTTTCAAAGTCAAATTCTTTTTGAAGTTCTTCTATTACTCTTTGTTCTTTTGTTTTCTTATTTTCCTCACCTACTACTGCTTTAAGACCGTATCGTTGCCTTAATAAATCAATTATAAATGCCACTGCGTCAGCTTCATCAGGGGACTTATAGTGATTATCTACTTTACCAAGACGCATTTTGTATTCTGGTTTTGCTTCGAGTTTGTATTTACCTCTTAAACTTTCATATGTACGAGTACAAAATTGTTCTTCGGAAATGGTATCTAGGCCTTTAATTTGCCCACCAAGCACTAGCTCTCTTACACTAAACCATAGTTCTGTAACCCTTCTATCATATACCTGTGAAGCGATTTCTTCTCTACCGTTTGCAACAAGAAGGTCGGTAGGAGCTCCACTGCTTACCACCTGATGTATTTGATTACTCCATTCTTCCCTAATGATACTACCTAGTCCAGAGCCAGCACCCCAAGTATCTACGGCAAGATTACGAGGTTCAATACCTAGCTCCCCACAAAGTTTCTTTACCTGGCGAAGGATTTGATATTCAGCTGGCTCTGAGCTTGTATCATCAATCTTTATATAAATAATTCTATCTTTCCCACCAAAATCTACGGTTTCTACCCCAGTATCTGCTATTCCAAACTCAGCCCAGCGAAAGACACAATCATCTCCAGAACCAGTAAAAGAAGGATCAAGCCCGGCTACCCTTATAATCTTTCCTACCCCTTCCCATACTGCTCGTTCTTCTACCTTAAACTTATCGCACATTGTAACTGAAAGCACAGTGTTTGATACGTCATCCTTAGGCCAGAATCCTCTTACATATCTCCAAAAAGAAGGAGTGTTTTCTCCGTATTGAATTTTTTTTGCTTCAATAGTATCTTCATTAAAAAGAAACTTTCTTATGCGTTTTATTTTCTCTGGGCTTTCTCCGTTTTCAGGAAGGGCAGGAGATGCGTAACAGTCAAAGTAAAGGCAGATTCCGTTTTTAGTTTCCCACTCAGAATCAAAGTCAGGGTTTACTGTATGCCACCCTCCCTTTGGTTTACTTAGTAACCCATGAGGATCAAACTTACTATTTGAGTTTCCAATAACCATTAGTTGATACGTAGTTACTCCTGATTCCCAGTTTGCTCTAGCATCCATAAATCCAGGGTTTACGTCTGTTCCTTCGTCTATTATTGCCATAAAACCTTCTTTAGGGTGCCTACCGATAAGGTTTGCAGAAGTCTTACTGTCCTTACCAGGTTTCAAAGGAACAGCGAATATCCCATTTACTGTATCTCTTTTATCGTAAAGTATTTTAGGGTTATTCTGAGATGTATAAAGACGGCCAGGGAGTTGAATATCTTTGTTGTTTTCCATTACATAAAACTTTTGAATATAACCCCAGATACGGTTTTGTAAATCAGAAAGTGATGTAGAAGCAACTAATACTGTTCTTTGAGTAGGATTAGCTAACCAAAATAAAATTGCAATACGTGCAGCATCAAAACTTTTTCCTGTTGCTGCACCACCTGCAAGGGTAATTGTGTTATATCCTGCACAATGAGCTTGATATCTTCTTTCAGACCATTTATGCCACGTGTATCTATGCTCCGGCCATAGAAGGAAAGTTGCGTTTCTTAAGTGTTTCCACCCTTCTCCATGATAATTTATTCTGTAAAGATATAATTCTATGTTTAAAGGATCTGTGTAAGGAAATTCTTTTCCGTAAGCAAGAATCTTTTTTTGACCATCTTTAGTTATAACTTGATAAACTGAGCCCATAAAATTTATTATTGTTAAATCCTTATAAGTTGTTTATAATAATTATAACACAACCACTGTATATTTATAAAGAGTTTTTTTATGTTATATGATTGGATTACTTTTATCTTAATTTTTGCTTGTTTAATAATTGCGTGGATAGTTATTGGTGGAGATGAATAATGTTTCAATTTAAATCTGTTGCAAAGTCAATCTTTCCTACTCCAAGTGTAGGGTATTGGTACAAAGATGCAGATACTGGAAAAGAGTTTAAAGCATCTACTCATAAAACGTTTGAGTCATTGGAGTATCACGTTTCACAATATAGAAAACAAAACGGACTTCCACCTATAGAAAATTTTAGAGAGTGTTGGGAACATTTTATTTGTGTTAATTCTCCACAAGATAAAAAGATTTGTTGTCCTAAGGAAGAAAACATAGCAAGAAGTTTTAAGCAATACGTAGTTGGTGGATTAACATACATCAAAAGTATTTTTCAAAAAGAACAAGATAAGTTTGTAACGCAAGAGGAAGCCGAGAAGAGAGCAGATAAATGTTTGCATTGCGTTATGAATAGAAAAAACTATGGACATAGTTTTGCACAATTTTACACAGATAAGATGATGGCAAAGTCTGTTGGGAATCGTAAAGTTAAAAATTGGAATGAGCTTTATACTTGCATGGGATGTAGTTGTATATTGAATAGTAAAGTTTGGTTTGCAAGTAATATAGTTGGTGGAAGTTTACTTAAAGGAGATATCGTAAAATTAAGGGGAGCAAAGGATAGTAGTGGTAAACCTATATACTGCTGGCAATTAGAGGCGAGAGATAATTTAAATAAACAAGGAGAAAAAGTAGATGGCAAAGAATAAGAATCTTTATGACAATACTAAATCACAAACACCTTCGCAGTATAGTGGGTTAAACGGAATAGAGGAAGTAGGAGAAAAGGTAGAAGCACCGATAAGAACAATACCTACAAGTCAAGCAGCATTAGCGATATATAAAAATTTAAGAGATAGAAATTTAAAACGTCTTGGTGGTTATCAAAAGATTCAAGGAATGTTAGACGGTAACCCACCATATAATCCTGCAGTGATGATGAAAGAAGGATTATCTGATATGTGTAACGTAAACTGGAAAGACGGTGATGCGTTATACAGACAAGCAGTACTTGCGTATTGGAGTTTATTTAACCAAGTAGAATTTATTGCAGACTTTAAAGTTACATTAGAGCAACCAAAAGAAATGGCAATGGCGAAAGGAAGTGGATTTACTCCAGAGGGAGAGAAAGCAGCTTCTATTGAGAATGCAAGATTAGGAAAAATACTTTCAGAAGAATGGAATAATGTAATTAGAAGTTGGCCTTCATTTAATAAGCGAATGAACTTTCACCAAGGTGAATTATTAAAGTTTGGAATCAATGCAATCATTTGGCCTGATGAAAGAGATTGGAGATTCAAACCTGTATCTATTAAAAATTTTCTTGTTCCTGATAACACTGAAAATGATATAGAGATGATTGATTTACTATGTATTGAAAACACATACTCTGCAAGATACTTATGGGATGTTTATAATAGTTTACAAGATGGTGATAATGGAGTATGGAATAAAAAAGTTTTAGGAGATTTATTAGTAAGACTTGCAAATGTTTCTGATATGAGTGCATACAGAGCAGATAGAATTGATCCACTTTGGTTACAAAGTGAATTGAAGCAAGGAAATTTATATTATGATGCTTTGTATAATGATGATATTAGATTAGTAAGTATTTTAGTAAAAGAATATGATGATGAATCTTTTTCTCATATAATGATTCATCCTTCATTGAATACTGAAGATTTTGTTTATTTTAATTACAAGCAATATAAAAATTTAAGAGAAGCATTTACGTATTTTACATTTAGCCCTGGTGAAGAAAAACTTCATGCTAATAAAGGATTAGGTCATAGTATTTATGCAGCAGTAGAAGCAATAACAAGATTAGATTGTAGTTTACTTGACCAAGCAAAAAGAAGTGGGAGTTTATTATTGCGTAGTAATCCAGGGAGAGGTGCAGATGATAGAAGTGTTAAGTTTGTTCCTGGTGGAATAATTGATATTGGGGAATGTCAAATAGAACAAAACACTTTTGGAAGTAACATACAAAACATTGCACAAACTAGTCAGTACTTTAAACAAAAGATTTTAGAGAATAATAATATTTCTGGATTTGATTCTTCGACTGCAGATAAAGATTATCAAAATGTTTTTGCAACACAAATGCAAGCAAGTCGTGAAGCAAGAATACAAAGAAATGTTATCTCACATTACTACGATAATTTGGATAGATTCTTTAGAGAGATAGTAAGGAAGATGTTAGTTGCAAAACCAAGTTATCCTGGATATGAGTATGTAAAAGTTTGGAAAGAGAATTGTTTAAAGCGAGGTGTACCTGAAGAAGTATTTGATATGGGTGTAGAGATGAGTCCAGATGGACTTCCATTACATTTACAAGTAAGTGCAACACGAAGTGCTGGAAGTGGTTCACAAACTGCAGACATAATGGAAATGCAATTAGTGATGAACCTTCTTCCTCAGTTAGGACAAAGAGGAAGACAAGCAGCCCTAGAAGATTATGTTGCAGCAGCAAGAGGGTGGAGATATAAAGATAGATATTTACCAGCAGAAGATAGAGATAATCAACCTACAGGTCATGATACTATTGCTTCTATTGAGAATAACCAATTAAGTGATGGTAAACAAGTAACAGTATCTCCTGATAATAATCATTTAATACATGCAACAAATCATATTAGAATGATGCAAGAATGGCTTGAGATGTATCAACAAGATAGTGAAGCTATGTATGAAGGAACTACATTGTTACAAAAAGTTAATGAAGTGTTTGCAGTTGCAGGTCCTCACTTTGTTAAACACTTAATGATATTACAAGCAGATCCAACTGTTAAATCACAATATCAACAATTATATCAACAATGGATGGAAGTAGCTAACTATGGAGATATGATTGCACATAATGCTAAGAAACAACGTGAAGCTGAGATTGCACAACAACAAGAAGCACAAATGTTACAACAGCAATATGAACAGCAACAAACACCTGACCAGATTAAAGCAAGAGGAAGTGTAATGGTTAAAGATATGAAGATGCGAGCTGATATTGAAAGAGATAAGATGAGAGATAATATGAAGTTTGCATTACAAATGGAACAACTAAGAAATCAAGATGCAGTAAATAGAGCTAAAGCTGCTATTGAACTTAGTCAGAAAGAAAGAGAAGCTATGATTCAAAGAAGGGAACAAGCACAAAAGGAAAGGAGTAATAATGATAAGAACAAGAGTACGTCTAAATAATTTTCTTAGTGATAGTGAAGCTAGAAATAGATACAGAAAAGCTATCATTGAATTAGAGGATTTGCATATATTCGACATTTTAAGAGAGATACAAAGCGAAATCACATCAAGCATAGGAACTAGTGTTGATGGAAAAGATTTGGATCTTTTGAATTACCATAAGATGTATGGATATATGCAAGCTCTTAATGACATAGAGTATTTAGTTGAAGCGAAAGAAACTTCAGCTGATGCAGGTGAACCTGATTTCGGAGCGAGAGAAAGTTTGAGGAAAGAAGGTTATACCGAAGAAGAAATAAGTAAAATGTTATCAGGAGAATAATTATGGATAATACAAATGACATTATCTTATCTGAAGGAGATAATGAGTTTTTAAATTTAATTAGAACAAACAGAGAAAGGAGATACAAAGATGACACTACTAAAAGTACTGGAAAAGGTTCTAGCTCTATTAATCCCATTAGACTTGATTCTGGACAAGAACAAGGAGATAGGGGAGAAAGTGGACGAAGCGATAGAGAAGAAGAAAGCAAGGAGTCAAGTCCTAAAAGAATTAGGAAGCGAGTCCAAGAAAAGCTCAGCACCAAAGAAAACAACGACAACAAAGAAAGCAGTAACGAAGAAAACGTCAGTGAAGAAAACTACACAGACGAAGAAATAACTGATAATACACTAGAAGAAAATCCATTAGAAACTACACGTAGTACTAAGGAAGAAAATTTTAGGAATATCAGGAATGCTTTGAAAGCAAGTAGGAATAGAGTTAGTGAATTAGAAACTCAACTTGCAGCAAAAGATGAAGAATTAAAAAAATTAGATGAAGTATCTTCTTTGCAAGCAGAGCTTGAAGAAACAAAAAATAAACTTGCTACTTTACAAAAGTATGAAGATATAATTGGCTTGTATGGTACGGAAGGTTTTAAAGAAGAATACTATGATAAAGTAGATAAGATTAAGGAAGGAGTATTAGATCTTGCAAAAGATTATGGAGTTGACGGAAGTGTTATTGACCAAGCTATGACAATTACAAATCAAAGACAACTAAATGAATATTTAGGACAATACTTTGATGTGTATAGTGTACAAGACATTAGAAAGTCAATTAAAGAAATGCAAGATATAATTTCAAAGAGAGAGGAAGCAGAAGCAAATCCAGTAAAGACAAGAGAGTTTTTGCTTTCTAATTTTGCAAAGAAGAAAGATGCAATAGAGAAACAATCTAAAGAAAATATTAAACTTGCTTCTTTAAGTGCTTGGCAAGAAATTAGTAACACGTATTCTAATCCTGCTTCTGGAATTGATATACTTCAAGAGAAGAATGGGAATAAGGAACACAATGATACAAGACTTGGAATCCTTAATAATTCTTCAAAGGAGTTTGGGAAGCTAGTAGCAATTCTTAGTGAGAATGGACTTACTAGTTTACCAAGTAATGTAGCAAGAGCCCTTGCTAGTCGTTTTCAGTTAGGGGAAACTGCTGCATTTGCGATAGTAAAATCAGAGCAGTTACAAAAGGAAAATGATGAATTACGTGCTGAATTAAAGAAGTTTACAAATTACCAAAGACCTCTAGGGGTAAGTGGTAGCAGTGCTTCTTTTGGTAAGATGACAGATAGCAAGGACCTAAAGGGTAGGGCTTTGCATGAATTTTTATACAACAAAGCAAGTAAGGCATCACAAGAACTTCAATAAAAAAACTACTTGACAGCAGTTACTTTTTTTCAGATAATGAAATTGTCAGAGAGGTAACTGCTGTTTTAAGTGTTACCATCAGAACCTATCAAACCGTTTGTTGACGTATTCAACATTCTGATCCTAACAGATTTCAATATTCGCAGTATTGATTTTATCAATACATTTTTAATTAACTTTTATGGAGATTAAACTTATGGCATGTGGAGGCGATTGTGCTTGTAGTCCTCAAGTTGTGGACTTAGCATTTAGAGAAGCTGAGCCATTTATTGAAAGGGAGATTAGGGACAGAACTTACCAAATGGCAAGATACCTAGTAGATTTTGCTCCTGTTAAACTATTCAATGATGGTATCGGATACACACAGACTAAAGTGAGATTCTATGGGGACATTGGTCCACAATTTGATGGAATGGACGGCTGGCGTAGAGAACAACGTTCTCGTCCAGCAGCAGATGGACTCCAAGGAAAACATGATGCCTGTGGTTATGTATGGGAAGAAGTAGGTCATGGATTCGAGGAACTACAATGGTACTTGATGAAAAGAGACCTAAGAACTCCTGATATCTGTATTGAAGATATCAGAACTTTCTGGGAATATGAACAAATGCAAGAATTGATATTCAAGAATCTTGCAGACATTACTGTTAATATGCGTGAGCAAGTAAACAGAAATGCTATCATATCTTTCTCAGTTAAGTATGTTCTAACTTCAAATGGATTGGAAACTAATAAAGCTAATCCAAGAGAATTACCTAACTTAGGAACAGCTGGTTCTAATAGAGTTACAGTTGGAAAACTTAACTTTAGAATCTTAAAGAGATTATATAACTCACTTATTAGAGAAGCTGCACCTTATGCCCTTGATACTATCAATGGGCGACCAGTGTTCGGTTTAATGGCATCTGATGATGTATTAGATGATTTATTTGTAGAAGATCCTCAAATCAGATACACGTTAGACCACTCATCTATGGTTGACAGTTTATTGTTACGTTATAACTTTATGGACACTATCAGAAATATGTTTATTACTATTCCTGATGTATATGCTCCTCGTTATAAAGTTGACACAGCTGGTAACTTAACAAGAGTATTCCCTTATGAAAGGGATGTTATGATTCAAAGTGGAACAAGACCTGCTCCAAACCCTGAGTATGATAATGCTCCTTATGAATTAGTAACAATCTTAACTAAGGACTTATTCTGTTTAAGAACTAGAAAAGCAATCACTACTGTTGGTGGAGAAACTGATTTTAATGCTGAAACAGGAATGTTTGAGTGGAAGTGGCATAATCCACCAAGATATTGTGATCCAAACAGACGTGTGGGATATTACTACGCAAATGGTAGAATTGGTATTGAACCAGGTGATTTCACTGATATCCCTGCTATACTTGTTGCTAGAAGACCTGCTTCACTTGATGTGTCTTTCTGGCCTAACCCAGAGTGTCCACCAGAGGAAAGTGTGTGCGATAATAAATTACCTGAACAAGGATGTCCTTGTCCTAAAATCATTAGTTGTTGCGAAGTTATTACTAGCAACCAAATACTTCAATTTAGACTATCTGGTCCATTAGCAGATGGAACTAAAGTTGGAGATTCAGTAACAATTAAGTTGAACAACGGTGGTACAGCTGATGCTACTATCGAAGAAATCTCTGATGACTTAACAGCAGTTGCAGTAGATTTCGGTCTAGCAGTTAAGTGCGTACCTAACTTCTACTTAGAAATCGTATGCAACGAACCTAAGGGAAGATGTTCAGCACCAGTAATTGAAGATGCTTGTCTTGCTAGTGGAAACAGAGCAGTTAGAGTTGAATATCTATTAAGCTCTGAAGTAGCAGCAGAATCTGAAATTTATGCTAAATTAAGCACGAATGAATGGATTCCTGTTACAATAGTAAGTATTGATCCAACATCAATTACTTATGAAGTATCTACAGGTGATGTAACACTAGTTGAACAATGTATAACTAAGTTATGCGTTCCAACAGCTATTGACTCTACTTGTGGAGATTGTTTAAACGAAGGCATTCCTTGCAGTGCTGAATAATTAACGAATGAGTGAGAGGGTAAAACCTCTCACTTATTTTTTATGTGAGAAAATATGAATAGGACAGTTTCGGTTAGATTATGTGATAAGATAAATTGTTGTGCAGGAGATACTGTATCAATGACAGTAAAGACTGTTTCAAAGTTAGTATCGTATGGTAGTGCTTGTGAAGTCAGTGAGGTTCCTGCATTTGTTGTAGGTACTGGAATTAATAGTGATGGCACATTTACTTATGTAGTTAGGTATTGTGATTCAGTATTAAGGGAGAAGTGCAATTATTTAGTACCAGAGGATATAGAAGGACTATGTTGCACAGGGTGCTGTGGAGAACCTTCTGGACACATACAACTTAGTCATATTAAAAATAATAGCTGTCCAAAAGAAGATTGTTGTGTTAATATAATAAAGGGAGTGAATTGTGGCTAATACGACTATAACATTTACATTATGTGGTTTCAAAGGAGAGGAAGGAGATACTGTATTCTTTAAGGTAAAAGATCCTTCAATATTAGTTTCTAACACTGGATTAAACCCAGCAGTATATTTTTTAATCAAAGCTACTATAACAAACAAGACTGTGCTTAATTGTCAAAATAGTCAATATACATTTACGTATGATGATTCTGTATTAACTTCTGGAGCAGAGTTTACAAAGGCAAGCATTGACACAATAGATTTATGGAATGCAAATACTCAATACATTAAAGAGATAATTGCTAAGAATAGTTTACAGGATAGTATTTAATGAATGAGTTTTTTGTTAATAATGCAGGTGCTTTAATACAAGGTGCTGGTACAGTTATAAGTGTAGTAGTATCTATCTATATTAGTATTAAGATACTAAGCTCTAAGGTTACTGACCTTATAAGTAAGACTGAGGAAATAGAAGAAAGAGTAAGGATATTAGAACATGAGCAAGTTAAGTTTGATACTAAGATAGAGAATATTGAAAAATCTGTTAGTAACATTGAATCAATGATGATGAAATTTTTGGAGATAAAATAATATGACTATAATTGATACTTGTAATCCTTGCAAATGTAGAGGTGGATATGTTGATAAAGAAACATATCGTTCTGCAGTTATTGAATTGCTATGCAAACTTGTTGGTGAAGGTGGAAGTGGAATTATGTATGATTTTGAAATTCTATGTGATCCAACTTCTGACGAACCAAAGATAGTAAGATATAAGTATGAAGCAGGAAGTACAGATATTACAGCAGATGCTTATAACTTAGATGGTACTCCATATACAGGTACGATTGATAATCTTGTTCAATGTTCAGCAAAAGATTCAGAGATAGAAGTTTTATATGATGTAAACAATGCAGGAACTTCTTCTACTCCATTTATTAGAACTTATGTTAAGAATCCTGATGGTACTGTTGTTAGAGTAGTAGATACTGCATTAGATGGAACAACTGCATATACTGTTCAAGGAAATGTAGTATCACCTGGACAAACAACTTCTTGTACTCAAGAGATGATTGATACTACTGTTGTTAATGGACAGACTGTTAAGATAGAATTTTTAAGAACATATTATAAAAATTCAGTAGGAACTATTACAGGATATAAAGATTCTGCATTAGATGGAACTGATTATACAGTAACAGGAATAGTAAGTTTTGCAGATAGAGTAGTAGTTGCTTCACCTCAAAAAGAGATTGTTAATACATCTGCAACTACTGTAACGGTAAGTGTAGATGAGAATACTAGATATGTTTACACTCAACCATTAACAAGTTTAACAATAGGTGCAGTAGAAGATAGTTTACTAGAGAGTGAATTAGACTTTACCACTGGTTCAACATTTAGTTTTACTGCAACTCCATTAACGAATAAATGGATTGATATGGCTCCAACGTGGCTTCCTAATACTCATTACATAATTGTTATTAAGAGTGGGTATGCTTCTTGGGGTATTGTAGGATATTAGTTTTATGACCTTACCATACAGAACTAGAATCGAGTATATTGAAAGTACTGATGCGAACCCTTGTCGTTTCACTATTGAGAACTTCAATCTTGATATGGCACTTAATAGTGGCAATACGATTGTTGTCGAAACCGAAAATAAATACAGTGAAGTTTTTAGCAGTGCAAAGTATGAATACATAGCAAACTTCAGTGGTTTGTTTTACAGTATGACTTCTGGTACTGGTTACTTTGGTTTGGGTGGAAGTACTGTTTTTGATAATTATATTGCAATAAATCCTACCAAGTATCAAAAACTTAGGTTAGAATTTACTGCTACAACGGAGTCTGATTTATATGTTGATGATGTATTAGCTGCTCATAGAATTTCTGGCTTATCTTATGGTACTGTAAGTAAATTTTATTTTATGTGGGGTAGAGGGGATAACCAGTTTAACTTTGCCCACAAAAAGAAATACATTAAGATTTGGTATAATGGAGTATTAACTTACTACTTTGTACCAGTATTAGATAATAATAATGTTCCTTGTTTCTATGATGAAGTAAGTAAGACATTATTGTATGCTGATGAAGGATATACTCCTGTTCATTATGGCCCAGAGATTACTGAATATAAAACTAGAGTAGAAAGTATTTCATCTACTTCTACATATCCTTGTCGTTTTACTATTAAAGATTTAGACATAAAAACGACAGATAGCTGGACTTTTGAAACTGATATAAGATGGTTATCGCATCCTGACGCATTGAATATTGAATTGAATGCAAACTTATCTGGTAACTGGTTTGGAACCACTGCTGCTGGTATTTATACCATTACTCCAGCATCTACTACAAGATGTTCTGAAGATACCTTTGATAATATAAGATTTGCAGTAAATGGAAGTAATACTACTTTATATGTAAACGGAACAAGTGCAGTAGATAAAACAAACCAGAGAGGGGCTATTACGGAGTTGCCTATATATTGGGCTAAATTTGGGAACACCTATTATGCAACATTTGTTGAAAGAAAGTATTTCAAACTTTCTGTAAACGGAACTGTTATTAGAAATTACATACCAGTTTTAGATTGGACTGATACTCCTTGCTTCTACGACACAATAAATAAAGAATTATTATATGCAGATTCAGGTTATGAACCTAAAGTCTATGGTGGTATAGTTATTGAAACTCCTAGCACCTATCAAAGATTAAAACAGTTATTAATTGCTGATAAAGGAATTTTACCTTATTACTGTGAGTTAGAATATATCTCCTATCCAACTAAGTTTCTTTATGCAATTAACTCTGACGTTGGAGCTACTGCCACATCAGTAATCGAAATTGAAACAGAAATTAAGTACTTGGGTAGTCTTGGTGGTGGAGTACAGCTAGAGGGTAACGGCTCAGCAGGTAGGTGGTACGGGATTAATGCTGAGGGAAACTATACATTAGGGGGTGGTGTTATTTCTACCACTCCAGCTAGTACTACAAAGTTTGATAAGATTAGAGATATTCAAGACTGTAATAATGCTGTAAATACCTTGTATGTAAACGGTGTTCAGTTATTGCAGCGAACTAGTATGAATACGGGTTTTCCGATTACAATGGCGATGTTTACTGACGGAAGTGGTGCTAGTTATCAATTTAATGTTGCAAAGAAGTATCATAAGGTGTGGGTTGATGGCAAGTTGGTATATGATTGGATTCCAGTATTAGATTATAAAAGGGTTCCTTGTTGGTACAATAGAGTAAACGGTGCATTCTTGTATGCTTATTCTGGCGATACCCCAACTGTATGGGGTAGAGAAATTCACCCAATAGAGAGATGCTTCAACAATAAAGATTGTTATGTAACTATTACCGATTTAGAACCTACAGACACAATACAAATGAAGTGTATGGTTACAGATGATACTACTACCTCTACATTTTGGGTAGGAACTACATCAGGACAAACCACACAAGCATTATTACTTAATGCTAATAAAGCCGTAACATATCGTTGGTTTAACACTAACTATCAATGGCAGTCAAATTTTGCGAATCAAAATGAAATTCTTAATATTGAGTTTAACAAGTATCATTTAAAGATAAACAATAACGAAACTACTAATATTGGAACAGATGTAACAACAGTAGATGATTTTAGATTATTAAGAGGAACTACGGCAGGAACTTCGTTTACAGGTTGGTTTTATAACTGGAAGCTGTATGATTTTCAAATGTCGTTAAAACGAAACATTATTCCTGTGGTTGATGAAACGGGTGTTTGTTTCTTATGGGATACGGTGCAAAGGTTTGCTTATACAACACAAGGTGCAACGCTTACTTATGATGACATTATTCTTGAAAGTGTTGAGAATAAAGTTATAACAGATGGTGATGTGGGTGGCCCATATATTTCATTACCATATGAAGCGAACAACAATACACAAATTGCTTGTCGTTTTAATATTAAAAACACGAGCTATGGTCGATATATGTATGGTAATACTCAATATCGTATGTCGCATTCTGCTTCAACTTTTAGCATTACTTATGGACCTGGATATTACAAATCAATAGTTACTAATCCGATAAATGTAATTAGAGTTAAAAGAGACTCTACGAAGAATTATTTTAATGATGTAGAAGTTGAATCTAATGACGAAAGAAATCCTTTTACCACAACTAGCTTTTCTATCTTTACTCAAGGAAGCTCCAACAATGGTATGGTAGGGCCATATAATTACTTTCAAATTGGAGAGAATAATCAGCTTCTTTACGACCTTGTGCCTACAATACGAAATGGTGTGATAGGTATGGTAAACTCTGTTGACGGAGTAATGTATCCTAATTTAAGAGCTGGTGTTGACTTTTATCCTAACTTCTATCCTCAAAGAAAGATGTTTAATGCTCTTGAAAATGTTTCATATTGGGAGTGGGAGATTGATACAACTTTGCTAGATGCAAATAATAAAACTTTTGGTTTCTATCAGAATACTCCAAACTTTGATATAGATTGGGGAGATGGTAATTATGAGTCAGGAACTACTTCTCATACATACGCAGCAGCTGGTAAATATACAATTAGGATATATAAGACTGGTAATTTAGGAAGATTCTACTGGTATGATTCTTCTACTCCTAATCAATATGGAGTTTGCATTACTGCTCTTAATACTCCAATGCCTTTAATTAATCAGCCAGATTTATCACAATGCTTTAGAGGATGTACTAACTTAACTAAGGTATGTGATAATTTCTTTGTAAATAATAGACACGCAACATATGTAAACTACTTCTTTTACGAGTGTCCTCTTACTTATATACCTAAGAATATTTTGAAAGGTATGTATGTTCTTGGAAGTGTTACTGGGTTATTTGCTAAGACTAATGTTTCGGAAGTGCCTGTTGATTTATTTAATGATGTTAAAACAAATTGCACAATTACGGCTTGCTTCTCCGTAACCAAGATTAAGACTTTACCTGCACACTTATTAGATAGATTAGTAGATTGCGTCAATGCCAGTCAGTTTGTAAACCAATGTGCAGAGTTGGAATATTTGCCAGACTTATTTTTCCAATATCAGACAAAGGTTACAAACTGGAGATACCTTGCATACGGAGCAACAAACTTTAGACCAAATGCTAATTTGTTCTGTGATGAAGCAACTGATATGGCAACAAGGTTTAATGGGCTTTCTGGTTTGGATTTCACTGGTGCATTCAGTAGGACTGCTTACACAGGTACAGGACAAGGTACTGCTCCACAGTTATGGAATTATACCTACTCTGATCCCCCAACAACAACAGGTTGCTATTCAGGGGCAGGAAACAACGCAACATCATTGACTAACTATGCTAGCATACCAAGTGCTTGGGGAGGACCAGCTTAGTGATAAAAGAAGATAAAAAGTATAATGACAAAATAAGAAAATTATACGATAATTATTATGATTATAGAATTGATGATTTAAGTCGTAGTTATTTTAAAAAACATCCTAACTCAAATAAAATGAGAGAGGATATGTTAAAAGAGATTGAAGCTCTTTTACATGAAAAAGAAAAGGAGAAAAACAAATGAAAAAATGGCTATCTTCAATATTCCAACATGGTTTAACTTCAGTAGGTGCATTACTTGTAGCAGCAGGTATTGTTGATGCTGAAGCAGTAGATGCGTTTATAAGTGCAAATGCTGCTGTGTTATCAGGTCTTGTTATGTATTTAATAGGACAAGGTTGGGATTTATTAACTAAAAAAGATAAAAAAGATAAGGAGTAATTTATGGGCTGTGGTAAAAAGAAAGGTAAAGGAAAATAATATATAGGAGTTAAGAAAATGGGATGTAATTGTGGAAATAAAACCAAAGTAACTAGTGGTGTACCTACTGTAAATGGATTACCTGATATGTGTTCATGTGGAAAACCAAAGAATGAGTGCTGCTGCAACAAACCTAAAAACATTTGTTGTGATGAGCCAAAACCTTGTAAACAATCACATGATGTAACACTGGTGCAATCTGTGTACACTACAACTGTGGAAGCTACAAATAGTTGGGCTATGCCAGCAGTAGATGATTGTGTGCAATTACATCTCAAAGATGTTGTAAACATACTTCCTGGAGCTATCTTATGGAATCAAAGTGTAGGACAACTAAAGGTAAGTTCATACGACTCTACGACTGGATATGTTTTAGCTTGCAACAACGGAGAGGAAGGTAATGCTGAAGAAGGTACTGCTTTTCCTAGTTGTATGTCTTTTCATGTTGGTATTCCTGTTGAATGTAACTGCGATGATGATTATGCAGGTGTCTGTCTAGCAGCAGATATGACTTCACCAGGAGAAGGGGAAACGACAGAAGTTTCAGTAACCACTGTATCTGGATTATTTATAGGTGATGTTATAGATATTGCTGGATATATGTATAGAATAACTGCTATCAATGATGTTAATACTATCACTGTTAGGAATGAGGGATTTGGAGCACCTATAGGAACAGTTATTAAAAACGATCCTAATTGTACTGGTAAGAAGTGTACTGTAAAGATTACTGTTGTTAATTCTGATGACCCTTGTATTAAAGAACCTGTAAATGAAGGGGTTATTATTGTTTGTGAAGATGGGGAGAGAAAACCTTTTGAAGGAACAGCAGATAGTCAGATAGCAGTATGGGATAACGAAGATAAGAAGTGGAAGCTAAAAACAGTTAAGCTAGAAGACGAGTGTACTAATATAACAGTTGATGTAACTTTAGAACCTTTAATTAGTTTATACATTGTAAATGTAGTAACAACTTCTATATTTAATGTTGGAGATATTGTTCATTTTGCTGGACATAAATTTAAAGTACATTCTAAAGTAAATTCTACTCAAATGAGAATAGAGCTTCAAGATACTATTAGTGCAATTACTGTAGTAGAAGAAGGAGAAGAAATTTGTTTAGGTGATTGCTGTGAGATGATAGAGTTTCCTGAAGCATATTCAGGATTCACCACTGGTGATAATACTATGAGGTTTACTATTGATAATACTAGTGTTAGTTATGAGCTTAATCATAGTAATCCAACAAAAGATGTAAGTAATGATTTACCAACCATCACTTTAGCTTATCCATCTAGTGGTGCTACAAAAGTAACTATAATAGGATCAATAACTATTGTATGTCAAGGACAATTTTGGTGTGTAACACATACAGCTAATGGTGTTAGTGGTGGTGCACATACTACTTATAAATATTTATCTTGGGTAGATGCTCCAGCAAGTGAATTTTTAGTTAGGCCAAAATTAAATGGAACAACAATATATGGAAGTACTTATAATAGTTCTGGTAAGAAACTTCACTTATTAGTAGATGATGACCAAAGTACCGATCCTAGTCCAAGGATATATTCTCATTTTATAACTATTCCAATAGTTGCTACTATAAATGCTTCTGGTTCTTCAACAATAACTTTTGATGCTAAATTAGAAGCTACTAAATTGATAGATATGACAGATTCAGAACATCCTAACGAAAAGTCTGCAGTAAGTATTCAAAGATTACAAACAACTGTTGCTTTAGCATGGATTTTACAATAAAGGAGAAAGATGAGAGAAGATCCAAGATGGAATATAGGAAGGCCATGTGTTCAAGACCATGAACACGTGGTAGTTAATTATTATTATACTACGACAGTTTTAAATACTACCCCTTTTAACGTTCCTAAAATTGGAGAGGAAATCGAAATTGTTTTAGATAAGGTTATTTCTGTATTAGTAGGAGCTGTTTTATGGAATCCAACAATAGGATCTTTACTCGTTAAATCCTTTAATAAAGACTCTAATTCAGTGGTAATCACTTCAGATAACCTATTGGTGGATTATGGTAAATCAGTTCTTGCTAATACAGAGTTTTTAGTTAGTGTTCCTGATTATAATTTACCTACGGAAGATGACTATTTGAATGCTCCATATCTTGCAGCAGATTTTATTTCTCCAGCAGAGGGAGCTTGTCAGAATGTTTCTGTTACAACTGTAGCTGGAATAAACATAGGAAATAAAGTTTCTATTGCAGGATATGTTTATAGAGTAGGAGCTATAATTGATAAAGCTACATTAAAACTTTGTAATGATGGAGAGGGAGCACCTGAAGGAACAGTACTTGCTTGGGACACAAGAGATTGTGGTAAACCATCTGTTCCTGTAATAGTTTATTCATCAAGCCCATGTGAATCAACTCCTGTTCAAACAGGACAATTAGTAGTATGTAAAGATAAAGCTATGACTATTTTGTCTGGTGAAGCAGATGGACAAATGATTAGGTGGAATAATAATTTTAAAAGATGGGAATTAGTAAATGCTTATCTTGATGAGAATTGCACCTACCTTACTACTTGTTTAACAATAGATATACTAGATGATGAAAATTTATCTTATCTTGCAAATGTAAAAAGTACAAACTTATTTGGTTCTGAAAATAAAATAATTATAGATGATGAAGTGTTTTCTGTTACAGAGATAGTAAGCTCTACTCAAATGAGAATAAAACCTCAAAATACTTTTACAGAGATTACTACCTACCCTGTAGGAACATCTGTTTGCTTAGAAAGTTGTTGTGCATGGGTTCCTGCAAAATTAAAAGAAACTATTGAAGATGATTGTTGGAGGCCTGCTTCTTTACAAAATTATATTTTAAATTGGGCATCAGTTAAGAAAATAGAAAATACATCTTCTTCTCAACCATTATCTGATATTTCTATAGGTGGAAGTAAAACTATTTCTGGTGATGAGTTTAATATTTATAATATTGTAAATTATAGTGAATGTTATCAATTAATATTACACGTTAGATTTTATACGTTTATAAGTGGATTAATACCTGCACATAATGGGGAAGATATTCGTATGTCAACTCAAATGCACAATGAGATAAAAGTTAAATTTGCAAACGAAACTAATCCTCAAGACTGTAGTCAAGATACATTTGATGTAGTATATGCTCCTAGTGATAATTCTAACAGACCACAAGGATATGCTTTATGTCAAGAAAGAGAAGTAATTATTCCACCTTATAATAAAGATGAAGAAGAAAAAAGTACTGTAAGTATATTATGTAAGTTTGATTTTCATAATCTTAGTGGCTCGGATAAAAAATTTACTTTTGGAAATGATCCAGAAAGAAACTATATGGAAGCTAGATTATATATAACAGGAAATTATAATAATGTCAAATAATATCATAGTAAAAGATACCTGGGTAATGCCAGCAGTAAATGAAGAAACCACACTTGTATTACAAGCATGTGGTGATTTACTTGTTGGCTGCTGGATATGGAATGAATCTGTTGGATATCTTCAGGTAACTGAGTATAAAGGTTATGATATATATGTAACAGTTAAAAATATTGGAAGATTAGAAAATGCTAAAGAAGGAACAGTATTTCCTAGTTGTATGGAATTTATTGTAGGAGCACCTGATTCATTACCTTTATATGATAATACTGTTACCTGTTTAATGGCAGATTTTATTAGCCCTGCAGTTGGAGAAACTGCTGTAATGGTAGTTGAAGATACTTCTAATATAAGAGAAAGTGATATAATAATTGTAGATAGACAATATAGATACACTGTTATAGAAATTTTAACTGAACATAATTTACTAGTATCAAATGAAGGATATGGTAAAGAAGGCATAATTACATCAGAATGTGGAAGATGTGTACCAGTAAAAATATTAGAATCCACAGCTTGTTGTAAAGTAGTAAGAGATGAGCTTCAAGAAGAAATAGATGATATTTATGATAGACTAAATACTAAAAAATCTATTAAGCCCTGGTCAGGAAATAATTTAGTTACTATAACAGGAGGGGATGATGCTTTAACAGATGCAGATTTTGATGCTACTATTAAAGTAGATAATCATTTAAGTAACTATATTAATGATACTAATTATGCAACAGTTAGTCAGCTTCCTACTGTAAACAATGGTACTCTTACTATTAATAATAGTGATGGTACAAACTTTGTTACATTTAAAGCAAATGATGCTAGTAGTCCTACGGTTACCTTACCACCTATAAACAATGGTACTCTTACAATACAACAAAATGGTACTACAATAGATACGTTTACAGCTAATTCTTCTGCAAATAAAACTATTAACATTACAGTACCTTCTGTACCGACAGTGCCTTCTCAATATTCAGGATACACGTCTGGTGCAAATTTAATGAAAAGTGAATACTCTCCTTCCCTTGATTATACTTTAAAATCTAATAAAACATCTGGTTCTGCTGAAAGTATTTCTAAAGATATAAGTTCACATTTTCCTACTATTACTCTAGCTAGTCCAAGTACTAATGGTCGTAATATAATTATATTTGGTAGTGTGTTTGCTGTTTGTGAGGGAACATTTAGAGCAGATACTCATACGTATCCTGATGGTGGTTATCATAGTCTTGTTACTGCTAAAGGACCTTCTACAGAGTTTAAAGTTAAACCAATTATAGATAATGTAGATGTGTTTTCTACAGATGTTTATTCTGGCAGTGATTATCATTTTGTATTAGACATATTAGGAACAAAAGATGCTCCAACTAATACTAAGTTTTCTCAACAGGTAACTATTCCTATTATATATGAAGTTGATCCTAGTACTTCTCATACACTTACTTTTACTTCTTCTGTTACTGCCAGAGGATTAAGAGAAGCTGGGGGATCATCTTCAGATGGTAATCAATTTTTTAATGAACCTGTTAGAGTATCATTAACACATTTGTATATTAAAGTTGCTTTAGGATGGGTATTAAAATAATGAATAAGATTATATTAAAAGATCCTTTTATAATGCCAGATGTAGATGAGGTGATTACTATATCAACTTATGGTAGTGAAGGATTGCTTCCTAATTGTTGGTTATGGAATGATTCGGTAGGTTATTTAGAAGTACTTAAATATAACAAAGCTGATAATAGTGTAACAATAACTAATAATGGTAGAAGGGAAAACGCAAAACCGGGGACAACTTTTCCAGGATGTTTAGAATTTTTAATAGATGCACCTACTGCTTTATCTGTAATGAATAATTTAACTACTTGTTTAAAATCTGATTTTACAAGTCCAGAAGTAGATAAAGAAGGATTGATGTCGGTAGAAAGCACAAGTGCTATTAGAGAAGATGACCAAATAATTGTAGATAGAGATTATAGATATTTAGTTGTACAAGTAATTAATAATACTACCCTTAAAGTAAGAAATGAGGGAATGGGAAAAGATGGTATTATAAAAGCAGGGTGTAATGAATGTGTTCCTGTTCAAACATTAAATAATTTATTATGTTGTCCAATACCTACTGGAGATTTAACTTCTACTACTAATTTAATTACTGTTACAAATGGAGCAGATGTTTTATTAGATGATGCTAGTCTTACTTTAGATAATGATTTAAGTAAATATAATAATGCTACAAGTAAATTTATAACTTTAAATGATGTTCCACGTGGAACATTATCTTCTTTATCTTCTCTAATATCTATTAATAATGGAACAAATAATGTATTAGCTAATATTAGTTTAAATTTAGATACAGATTTAAGTAAATATGATAATACTACAAGTGAGTTTTTAAGTACTACTGATAAGAAAAATATTGTTTCATCTTCTTCTTTGATAAGTATTTCTGGTGGAACAGGTGCTACATTAGAAACTGTTACCCTAGATTTAGATAATGATTTAAGTTTATATGATAACACTACAAGTAGATTTTTAAGTGAATCAGATAAGAGAGATTTAACATCTAATTCTTCTCTTATAACCGTTACTAATGGTACAGGTTCTACTTTAAAAAATGCTTCATTATCTTTAAATACTGATTTAAGTTTATATGATAATACTACCAGTAGTTTCTTAAGTACTTCAGATAAGAAGAATTTAACTTCTACTTCTCCTATTATAACAATTAATAATGGGACAGGTACTACTTTAGAAAATACTTCTATTTCAATAAATACAGATTTGAGTCAGTATGATAATTCTGTATCTCAATTTATTACTGCTGGTGGATTAGCCTCAGGAAGTTTATCATCTAATACATCTGTATTAACTGTTTATAATGGAGCAGATTCTATATTAACTAATGTTGCATTAGAGCTAGATACAGACCTTAGTCAGTATGATAATTCTGTTTCAAAGTTTATTACATTAAATGATATTCCAACTCTACCAACTGTTAATAATGCGACTCTTACTCTTAGAGCATATCCTGGAGATACAGGTGGGGGTACTTTTACAGCAAATGCTTCTACTGATGTTACTATAAATATGTTTACTCATTTTAGGGAACATTATCATCAAAATGTTGGTGGTAATTATACTGCTTGGGAACCTATTGCAGGAAGCATGAGTCCAGATTCTGATAAATTTTATCTAGGTATTTCAACTATTCCTTTTGATTCTGCTTATATAAATAGAATTGAAAGAGCTAGTTCTTTTATAGAACTACCAACAAACGGAAATGATTTAATTATAAACTGTGGTTCTGCTGGAACACAAGATGTAAGCTATGGTGAAATATATTTTAAAATAGGTGGTGGAACTAAATTTAGTATTTATGGGGATAAGCTAATTTGTGGAGAAAATCTTATTACTAATAATAATAAAACTTTAGGTGATACAAATAATCATTGGAATACTGCTTATATAGATAGAATAGCAAACACATTAAATATTGATGATGCTATTAAAATTGAACATTTTACTGGAAACACAGGATATATTACTTCTTATAATAGTTCAGAAAGTCTTGTATTAGGATTTATTGATTCAGATCCTAATACTATAGATACAAAAATATTGATTGATCCTTCTACACACTATATACATGTTAATGATATTAGTAATAATAGTAAAACTTATATATCGGGGAGTATTATTGAAGAAGTTTATGGGAATGCTGCTTGTATTTATGCAAAAAGTTCTACTGAAAGTTTTTTATTAGGATCAAATTTAAATACGGCTAGTTTAAACATAAGAAATGCTTTTTCTTATTTATATTTGGCACCTACTGCTTCTAGTAATATTGAGCTAAAAAATAAAAATAATATTGAGGGTGCAGGAATATTGTTTACAATCGGACAAGGTAGTTTTGCTAAATTTGAACAACGTTCCTATTTAACCACTCCTTATGGAAGTGGGGAGCTTGTTTACTATGCTTTTAATCCTAATGAAGCAGATTGTGGTAGTATTGGTAAAAAGGATGCTTATTGGCATACTGCTTATATAAGAGATGTATATGCTCAAAATTTGTTTGGGGTAAATAATTCTTGGGATGGTGCTGGTGGTAATATAGGTGGATCAACAAATAAATGGAATAATGTTTATGCAGTAAATTTAAATGGTGCAGTATCTCCTTCTAGTGATATAAAAAAGAAAGAAAATATTGTAGAAAGAAGAACAGAAAAATCACCAGTCAAATCTTTAGATACTATATTAAAACTTAAAACATATAATTATGTTTTAAAAGAAGATATAACTAAACAAGAAAGAATAGGAATAATGGCACAAGAATTAAGAGAAGTAGAACCTGTATTAGTTGTTAATAAAGCTGAAGAAGGAAGTAAAGATGAGGATTTATATTATGATTTGACTGGTTTTGTAACCGTTATAATGGAAGCTGTACAAGAGCTCGCACAAGATGTAGCAGATTTAAAGAAAGCATTAACTAAAGGAGATGATAATGAATATAAAGAAGTATCTGAAGAAAAGTAATGGAGAAGTTTTCATAGCAGAATGGAACATCATTAAAACTAAGGATGATGATCCTAGAGGATATACTATAAATGGGATAAATGGAAAATTCTTAACTATATTATCTACCTTCATTGAAGATGCAGGAAAGAGTATTTTATCTATAAGTCCATTTGAAAATCCTGGATTAGAAAAGTATGAAGAAATTTCTGAAGAAGAATATAATGAAATCTTAAAAGAAAAACAAGATGAACAGTTTAAGATTCAACAAGAAGAAGATAGAAAGTATGAGATACAACATTTAAAATTAAATATATCTCAAACTGAGGAAAGAATTAAGAAGCAAGAAAAGATATTACAAGCAGTTAAAGATAATGTAATATATGGTGGCGATTTAGAATTAATGACTGCTTTACATAATTTTGATGAAGGTACTTTAAATAATCTTAAAACTTACAAACAAGATTTAGAAGAAAGATTAAAGGAATTAGATGGCGAATAATCAACTTCTTACAGAATTAGCATCAGCATTATCTACATCTAAAACTCTTACAGATGGTAATAGCTCTTTTTATATGGGACAAGATGCAAGTAAACTCCCTAGTCAAGTTGTAGATGGTGCATACTATAAAGGAATTAATGTTACAACTAAGCACGGATATCTTTCTCCTAGAGCTGGTTTTGTTCAAACAGAATTTACTTTAGAAGATGAGAATGCTTACTTTACCGATAACAACGGAAGAAAGATAAGATACAAAGAAGTATTTGAAAAAGGAAAGTTTCAAGGTGCTTCTCATTTTATGACTGAGTTTGGTGAAAGAATAGTATGCGTGTATAGTGGTTTAATCTTTATGTTAAACCCTTTAACAGGAAAAGCTCAGTATATAGAAATTGATGATGAAGAAAACGAATATAAACAACTTGGAGATAAGTTTGAACCGAGAACTCAAAGACTTAATCAGTATATAGATAGACATAATTTTTCTCAAGCAGGAACATATCTAGTTATATTTGATTATCCTGATAGACCTGTAATACTAGATGGGTATCATGCTTTCCGTTCTCCTATGGGAGAAAAAGATGCTGGTGGTTTTCCTATTTATTACATTCCACCTACTGTTATGGGCTGCTATAATTCAAATAGATTATTTGTAGCAGATGCAAATAACTCTTTTACAGCAGGGGACCCCGTAGGTTCTTTAGCAGCACCAAATGCTCCTATTACTTTTAATGAGGTATATCAAGAGGCAGGAGAGTTTCAAGGGCAATCTTTTTCATTAGGAAGTATAAATAAGAATAATCCTATAACTGCTATGGGATTTATGCAAACTACAAACACAAGTACAGGAATTGGTCCTATGTATGTAGCTACAAAAGATTCTATATATACGTATGCTACAAATACTGCAAGGTCTAGTTGGGCTTCAGGAGATTCTGCTTTCGGTACTATGCTTATTTATAATGCAGGGATTATAGGTCCAAAGGCAGTGGATAATATAAACTCAGATTTGGTATTTATGTCTGGAGATGGACACGTAAGAAGTCTTGCCTTAGCTAGTGAATACCTTTCTTCCTGGGAAAATACTCCTATGGATTTAGAGGTATGGAATTGGCTTAAAACTGATACTGCTGATATGAAAAAGCTAACTGTAGTAAAGAGTGCTTATAATAAAATATTTATTACAGCAAGACCTTTTATAACGAAATCCATAGATTTATGGGGAAACTATACTTATGATTATGCTTTCCATGGACTAGTAGTTTTAGAACTAGACTCTACTAGCTCATTACAGTCTAAATCAAATCCTGCTTGGGCAGGTATCTGGACAGGGCTTAATGTTCAGGACCTTGTAGAATGTAATGGAGATATGTATATATTCTCTAAGGATCCTTCTTATAGGAATGGTATATATAAAATGGATACTGAAATATCTTATGATATATACAAGGGTGAGAAGAAAAATATTAAAACAAGAGTATATACAAAGCAGTATGTAGGAGAATCTTTGTTCCAAGATAAAAGAGAGAGGTCATTACTTTTGGGCTTGCAGGGACTTAAAGGAAATATTATACTAGATATAGAAAGAAGTAATGATTACAGTAACTATGCTCTTTGGAAGCATTGGGAATACGAAGCTCCAATATGTTCTATAAATTCTCCAGAAAATCTTATGGAACATAGCTTTAGAGAGTTAAGTTTAGGTGGACCTGAAGAAACAAAATGTAATGAAGTTACAGGTGATTACGGAGATGTGTATAAGGGTTCACAATTTAGAATTGATATTAGTGGACAAGACTGGAGATTAGAACACATGGTTTTAATAAGTGAAAAAGTATCTAGTAATTTTGATACTAACTTATGTGAGCTTGAAAGTGGTAAGAAAGTTTATAGAGATTGTGAAGATATAGATGATTTATATTTATATTCAACACCAGATTATGTAGAGGAGATTTAATGGCAGTAAATAAAGTTTATGGAAAATTAATTTTAAATGATGTTCCTTCTAATCTTTGTTGGGATACACCAGAGAAATTTCTAAAACAATTAACTAAATATTTTAATGTAGATTTAGATATTAATTCTAATGTAGATTTTGTAGTAGTAGGAAGTGAGGTTCCTAGTGAAGATGACAAAGCAAGATTATGGGTAAGGTTATTTAATAATGGAACCTTTGCTGGGTTTTATAAGTTTGAAGGTGGTAAGTGGAGAGAGATACAAACACATAGACAAGATGAAGTAGTGTGGTTTGTAGGAGATAGTAGAAATATTCCTGATGGATATTTACTTGTTGATGAAGCAAACGGAATGCTTACTACTGACAATATAAAACACATAATGAGCTTTTATAATAGAGATACAACATCTGATTCAGAAACTCCTGTATATACATACTTTGCTTGTACATATACAGGAACTACTGATGCTTAATATAAAGGAGATAACTTATGGGAGCTGGATGTAAAAATCTTGCGAAAGCAAAAGTTAAAGGTGGTACATTTTACACTTACTCTGTACCTGTAAACTCTGCATCACCAAAAACACCTTTAGGATATCCTAAAAAGGAAACACCTAAAGTACCTAAACTTAGTAAATAAAAGGAGAATAATATGGTAAACTTAAGAGCAACTCATTGCGATTTGATTACAGCACACGATCGCTCTGGGCTTAAATTCTTTCCTTACACTTACACAATGAACGGACTAATCACTGAAGATGGTACGACATTGAAAGGAACTGAAAGTGAAGGATACAAAGCTGGAACAGCACCTATTGAACCACTAAGCACAAATGTTCCTCAAAACTGTTGTGGACAATTAAAGAGGTAGTACATTGGCTTGTTCAAGTTGTGGTGCACACATACGTAGGTTAGCTAGGCAGTATCCATATAAGAGTGCCAAGCCTCAACCTATTCCTACTAAGAAAGAAACAAAGCAGTTGAAGGATAAACTTCATGCTTTGCAAAAATATTCTACACCTGTAGAAGAAATTGATACAAAGTTTACACTACAGATAGATGACCTATCTGTTATTCATACGGAATAATAATGAACGCATTAACATTTAAAGATGTAAAGACTGCTATATCAAAATTTTGTGGTAGAGGTGGTACTTGTCCTGATAACAAAGAAGTGAATTTATTTGCTATGGAAGTTATGCAGCAGCTTCTTTATATGGGAGAGTATGGAAGTTTAAGAACGTGGGAATTTTTTACTCACAATGCAACTATTACTTTACCACTAGATTTAGAGTTACCTTTAAAAGTTAAGATAGATAGAACTGTAGAGAATGTGATGGATAAGTTTTACAATTTCTATAATCACACAACTCTTGACCACTGTATTCCGTTTGAAAGAGGATTAGTAGAAGATATAAATCCATATTATACTCAGTTTGATTTACCACCTTGTGGTGCACATATACTAGCTGTACCTTATTGTGATGAAGCTGAAGATGCTCGTTTAATTATTTCAGGAATAGATGAGTTTGGTAAAGAAGTATATTATCCACATGACGGTAAGAATATCAAGGGAGAGTATTTATCAATAACTAAGAAATGTCCTGCATATACTCAAACTAAATTCACAAAGATAACAGGAATAGAAAAGACAGAAACAAATCATTATGTAAGATTGTATTGGTATAATCCTGAAACTGGAGATAAAGGTTTACTAGGAGAATACAGACCTAAGGATATTCATCCTAGCTTTAGAAGATTTAGAGTTATTGGTGGTAATTGTAAAGATTGGTTTAAGGTTACGATATTAGGAAGAATAAGATTATTTGATTCATATTCTGATAATGACATTGTACCTTTTACTAATATAAGAGCTATTAAGTTAATGGCACAGCAACTTCAAGACGAGGATAACAATGAGCTTGAAGCAGCACAATACAAGAATCAAAGAATTGAGCAAACACTTAATAGTGAAAACAATTACAAAAGAACAACAAGTCAACCAACAGACCAACTCCATGTAGTTTCTGCTGGAAATATTTTTAATTTAATTTAGGAAAAATAGATGGCAAAAAATTTATGGAAACCTTCTGCAGAGGGAAAGAATGCTGGTAAGCTAGTACTTTTAGCTAATGAGAATTTAGGTAGTAAAGTTTATATTGTAGATGCTAAGACAGGACAAGTATTAGATACAGGTGCTTTTGATAAACGTTATGATGGTGATGGTAGATACATATATAGATTTAATAAACCAGGTGCTTCATTTACAAATGTTGTATTAATTAACGACCAAGGTAAAGCTGCGTTTATTGCAGACGGTGGAGCAGGTAGACTTCAATGGGATAGTTTTTCTCAAGCAAAGAAAGGGGATATAAGTTCATATCCAAAGACTGCACCAGAAGGAATGACTATAACTCCTACTTCAAATAGTGGTGGTAATAATTATTTACCTGGTCAAGGAAATGTTGCAGGTGTGCAATTATTAGATCCTAGTGCATTATCTTTTAATAGAACAGAAATAGAATTTACAGATCCTATAGAAACATTAAGAGCTATTGCAGCAGAGAATAAAGGTCAGATAAGTGAAAACTACTTATTATCTTTACAACAAGCAGGACAATTAAGTGAAGCAAATACAAAGCAGTTATTAGATTATTTAAATGTTATGTCCCCACTACAATTACAAATGGTGGGAATTGAAAATCAGTTTAATCAGCAACAAAAACTTCAGGCAGCAGAAACAGCTATGCCTGGAATACAGGATACTCTTAATAAACAAATTAAAGATGCAGAAACACTTGCTTCAGGAAGATTACTTACTAGTGTAGAAGATAGAGCATTAGAAGAAATAGCAAGAAGTGCTGGTGCTGATGCTGCCTGGACTAGAGGATTAGGAGATGATTCTCTTGCTGGTAAAAGATTATCAGACCAACTATCTGTAGGACAGAGAATGCAATTAATGCAGCAAGGTGAAAATTATATGAACACAGCTGTACAATTAGCTGCACAGACACTTATGGACAGTCCTAACAAAGCTAATTTATCTCAACAAATTTCTGGTACCCCACAAAGAACTCTTTCTGATATAGCACAGCAACAACAAGCTATATGGAATCAAGGAACAACACTAAGTCCTGAAGCAGCACAAAGTTCAATAGTACAACAAAGAATACAGCAAGCTCAATTAGATGCAGACCTACAAAAAGATTATAACAATTATATGATGCAGATAATGTCTGCAAATACTCAGGCTATAAATACACAGGCCCAAGATATTGTAAATGATCAAGCAAATACTGCTGCAGCCCAAGCAAAACAACAGGCAAGTAATTTAGCAGCACTAGCTTTAAATAAAGGAAAAATTGATCAAAAAACGTATGATTTAATACGTTCTGTTATAGAACAGACTGGTACTGTAAATATGTCTGATTATGTAAAAGATTGGGATAAGTGGTATGCTAATTATTTAAACAATCAGTCAGGAAATTCTGGTAGTTCAAGTAATTCTAGTAACTCTGGTAGTTCAAGTAATTCTAGTAACTCTGGAAACTCTACTAATTCAAACAATTCTAGTGGAAACAGTGGTTCTAATAATTCAAATAATTCTAGTGGTGTAAATAAATCTTTAACTGAATCAACACAACCAAAACCATCTACAACAACGTATTTATTAAAGTCTAGTATGCCTTCATATTCTTCTAATACACATTCAGGATATGGAGTAAATTCAGACGGTAGTATAAATCTTCCTCAAAGAAATCCTTATTTTAATGAAAACGCTTCTTATTGGGAACAGTTTAATTCAGAAATAAATGATGTAGATTTAACAGGAGTATTTTAAATATGGCAAGCATTGTATCAACTACAAGGCCTTTAGGGTTGGATAATAATAATACAGGTTCTTCTAATATTTCTTCAAATATAAATAGTACTACTAACGTAGGAAGTCCTGGTGTGGCAACAGAGTCACTAATGAGTACAGATAATGATTCTTCAACAAGAAGAAAAAAATCTACTACTACTCCATCTATAAATAATTATGAACAAAATATTACACAACAAGCTATTGATACAAAAACAGGCGAAGTTAAATATGAAAATAGATATTTAAATAATAGAACAAACACAACAAATCAAAATCTTTCTATTCAAGATAGAAATAATTTAAGTATATTAAATAAATGGACTTCAAGAATAAAAGCTAGTAATGAATCTGGACAAGTAACTACTTATAGTGACGACCCATCAACTGTGCCATTATTAAGGCGTGATACAAGTATGTTTTTTAATGTAGATTATAATTCTGATGGTAGTTATCACGTAGTAACAAATGGGTTTACTATACCAGGAACCGATATAAAAGTTGGTTATTATGATATGGGAAACATGTCATGGAATCCTATTAAAGCATACTCTGTAGCAGAACCTGTAGGAACATATTTATTAAATTATAATAACTATGATACTAAGAATAAAATTATACAAGGTACGTTAGCATTATCTAATTCTTATAGTAATTATTATGATGGTACAAATAATTTAGTAGATGATTATGCTATTAAAGAATGGGGTAATCTTGTAGATATGTCCGTAAACTGGAAGGATAGAAATACTCTACAAAACGCTATTGCAGGATTAAACACTGTAACAGGATTATCTCAACGATATGGATTTAATGATTATCTTGGTGGCAACTCTACTATAAGTGGAATACAAGATGGTATAGCTTTATACACGTTTGGAAATGGTGTATATAATTTAGGTAAAAATTGGAGTAAAATGTCAAACACCGAGCGTGTAGGAGCTACTATTAGTACTATGAATGCTGGTATTCAAGCATATCAAGGATTACAAAGTTTGTACGGATTATATAGTTCTATGGTAGCTAGCAGTACTACAACGGCTGCAGGTGCTGGTGCTGCTGCAGGTGCTGCTGGTGCAAGTGCTGCTGGTGCAGGTGCTGGTGCTGCTGCAGGTGCTGGTGCTGCTGCAGGTGCTGCTGGTGCAGGTGCTGCTGGTGCAGGTGCTGGTGCTGGTGCAGGTGCTGCTGCAGGTGCTGGTGCTGCTGCAGGTGTCGGTGCTGCTGAAGGAGCTAGTGCAGGAACGGCTGCTGCTGCATCAGGTTCAACAGGTGCATCAGTAGCAACAGCTGCTGCTGGTGTTTTGGGTTTTGCTGCTGCTGCTTATGGTACATATAATTATTGTAGTGGTATGGGAAAAATGACAGGACATTCTACTGGAGAGATGCTTGCAACAGGTGGTCTAATAGCTGGATTTGGTAATAGTCGTGCAACAGCTAAGGATAGACAGGCTGGAGCTATGATGGGTGCTTCTGAAGGAGCAGCAGTAGGAGCATTTATAGGAACTTGTATATGTCCTGGTGTGGGTACGGCTATAGGAGCTGCAATAGGAGTTGTTGCTGGTGCTGCAAAAGGATTGATTCAAACTTCTGGTATTGGTGGTGGTCATAGTAGAGAACAGTGGAAAAGAGGATTATATAGACAAACTATGGCTCAGGTAGGAATTTATGATAAGAAAGGAAAAGGAGATCCAAATCATGGTCATTACTTCTATCAATTAGCAGACGGCCAAGAGTACAATGTAGGAATTGACGGTAGTGGTCATCATTGTTTAGATATAAATGGAAATACAAAGAAGGTTTATGATACAAGTATGATTAAAGAAGGAGATAAATTTAGAACAGGAAAAGATGGTAGTGCAGAAATGCAACCATATGATATTGACTACACTTGTAATATGGATTTTTCTGGAAGTCTTATGCTTGCTCCATTAAATGCTTTAGGACTTGGTGGTAGTAATACAAAGGGTGCTGGAGAATATGATCAAACACTTGGTTATATGGTAAATGCTGTAACTAGTAATGTAGATAGAAATATGTCTAGAGATAACTGGGATAAAATGATATCAAACATTAAAGCTGGTTATGAAAGGGTGGGAATAAAAGATAAACAATCTGCACTGGATGCTATGTCTTATATGTATAATCAGGGGAATCTTACAGATGATGATTGGCAGAGTTTTCAATTAGCATTGAATTTATTATATGATAAAAACGGTTATGACCAAGCTATGTCTTTAATGGAACAGCTAGGAAGGCCAGACCAAAGAAAAGCTATGGAAATTAATTCAGAAAATAATACAGAAGAAAATACAAATGAATCTACTGAAGAAGTAGAACAAGTTGTTGCATCAAAAAATTCTGGAGAAAATCAAGTTACTTCAGAAGAACCTGTAGCAGAACCTAGAGAAGTTCAATTATCAACTCCAGAAGAAGGTGGAAATACAGAAACCCCTCGACAAATGACAGAGACTGATTTACAAGCAGCTCAAAATGAAGCAACAAATAAAAATATAGGAGAACAATAATTATGGCAGATATAACAGCAAAGAGAGGACCAATAGATCCTAACAAATATATTAATGATCAGGGAATTGCTTCACAAGCTGTATTAAAAGAACACGCAGCAGAAGCAGAATTTAGACGTAAGAAAAAATTACAAGAAGGAAGCACCTGGGATAAGATAGGTTCTTATATAAGTACAGCTGGTAAGATAGCTGGTACTGCTATGGATTTATATAGTAAATACCAAACTAATTTTGGAGATACATCTGAAGAAGGATTAGCTGTAGAAGAACAAAAAGCTAGTAGAAATAAACAAGAAGCTAATAATACTAAACAAGCCTCAGCACTATCTTCGGAAGCTATAACATCAAAATTAGAAAAAAATAAAGAAGAACAATCATTAACTTTTAAAAAGAAAATTGAATCTGCAATAGATGCAAATAATGAGGAAGATGTAGTAAAGTATGCTTTAGAAGATATAAAAGGAGCAAAAGAAAATAAAGATTTATTAGAACAAATCGCACAATATTATGAATGGAATGGTCACCAACAATCAGCTGATTTAATTAGAGGTGCTTATTCAGGACATCCTGAAAATATGTCTTTAGATACATCTGGTTATAATTTAAATGTAGCAAACCCAGAACAATATAATAAATATCTTTCTTATAAAGACAATGTAGGAGCATTATCAGGACAGCTCATGGCACCAATAAATTCTGGTAAATTAGCTAATCTTGGATTGAGTGCTGATGATCCAGATAGATTGGCATCAGATTTATTAACCACCTGTGATTTAGAAATTACAGATACTAATGATTATAATTTAGATAAGAATGAATTTACTTCTACTATTAATGGAAAAGAAAATGTAGCTAGTATGTTAAATTCTCCTTCTGAGAATACTTATCAAACTCCTGCAAAAAATATACAGTTTTTAAAAGTATCAAAGAAAACTCCTTTAGGAGCAAGAACAGAAATATTTACTATTGATCCTTCTGCAATTACTACTGTTCCTTACAGAGATAAGAATGGTGTATATACTCAAGACCAAGAAACTGATTATGGAAGTGTGGTATCAAAGATAGTTGCACAAGGATTAGAGTATAAGGAGAAAGCAAAAAAGAAATATAATGTACCAGAATTATCTCCTGCTATAACCACTCAATCTGTAAATAAAGAACAAACTAAATTAGAAGAAACTTCACTAGCTTGGGGAATAAATGCCCCTGTTAAAGAAACAAAGAAAGAAACCGAAAAAGAAACAAAAAATATACTTGATAATAATAAAAAACTAAAGCAAACTGTAACTAATAATTTAAAAATAGATAAAGATAAATTTGAGGAGGGTGTAATAAAAGATGCAAGAATAGCTATGAATGATAAGGATAAAAGACATAATTTATTAAGAATATTATCTATTCCTGATAAATGGTATGATAAAGTACCTATATCACAAAAAGCTGCATTTTTAAAAGCATGTGTAGTAGCTAGTCATACAAGAAGAAACAAACAAGAAATAGATGAATTTAAAGATGAATTAAGAGGAGATTTTAATTTATAAGGATACGTTATGGCAAAAAGTTTTTCAGAAGAAACTGAAAATAATATAGAAGAATTAGATTCTAATAATTATACTAGTATTTTTAATGAAATAGATGACACAACAGAACGTATCACTACTTCAGGAAAAAAAGAAACTAATACAGAATATGATGAATCCGAACGTGATGATGAAAGATTTTCTTTTAAATATGGAACATCTTTAGAAGATTTATATAAACAAAAAGAAGAAAACGAAAATAAAAAGTATACTAGTATTTTTGAAGATATAAAAGAAGATACAAAATCTATTGATAATGAAGAAACAAAAACTGATGAAGAATTACTAGAAGAAGATACACTAGAAGAAGAACCCGAAAGTGATGAAGATATAAATTATACAAAAGAAATTACTAATGGTATTTTACAAGGAGCAAAACATACTATATATAATATTTCTAATCAAGGTTCTTTAGCAAAAACATCCGCATCTTTATTGTGGGAATATTCACAACCAAAAACATTTTTTGGTGATCCTACAATAAATGATATTCATATTACACAACCGTTTCAACCTGAAGGAATAAACTCTGAAGCAGGGAGTATATCAGAAACATTAGGAAGAACCATAATGGATATGGTTTATCAAATGACTTTGGCTACCACAGGAAGTGTAATAGGTGGTGTTATTGGTGGAATTGGTGGTGGCTTGGTAGGAAGCCCAACAGGTCCAGGTGCAGCAGGAACAGCGGCTTTAGGAACAGGAATAGGAGCCGCTAAGGGTGGATTTATAGGTTCAACAGTAGGTGCAGGAATGTTAGCAAACGCAATGGTTAATGAATCTTTTCATGAAAATTATGATAGATATATACAGGAAGGAAAATCAGATGCAGAAGCCACACAAAGAGCCATAGAAGATGCAGGAATGTCTGGGTATTTAGAATTTGGAACGGATGTAACTACAGCTGGTATTGCTAAATTATTTAAAGTAGGAATATCTAGTAGTAAGTTAGCTAATGCAGCATTAAAATTATTTAAAAGTGGTGCATTAAAAAAGACAGAAGCTGGATATGAGATAACAAAAGAAGGAACTTCTTTACTAACCAGATTAGCAAAAAATATTTTAAAAGATGCTGAGAAGGTTTCTGGTTCTAAATTAGGTACTTTTGGAAAGCAAGCATTAAAAGGTGCTGCAATAGAAGGTGTTGTAGAAGAAGGTGGAGAAGCTGTTTGGACTACTGGTAGACATAGAAAAGAAGGTCAAACTTGGGGAGAAGCTATTGCAGAAAATAAAAAAGAAATAGGAAAAAACATTCTTATAGGTAGTGCTGTAGGGGGAGTTGTAACAGGTGGTGCTCTTGCAGTTGGTGGTGGTGTATCAAAACTTATGGATTATGGTTCTGATAAATTAGAACAAAAAAAATTAGATAAAATTGCACAACAAAAAGAATATGAAGAAGCTACACAAAATGTTTTAATAGAACAAAGAAAAGAAGAAGGAAATCCTAATCCAGAAAATTTACCAGCTGTAGTTACCCAATCATCTAATAATCTTCCTGCAATTATAGATCAATCAAATAATATAAAAAAATCTTATAGTGAAAATGTACAAAAAAATGATACTGTATTTGTTGTAGATGAAAATGGAGATACTGTATTAACAACACAATCTGAATTAACCAAAAACAAACCAGTAACAAATACTGATGATAGTGTAGATTCTGAATTGATTATTGATAATAATGAAAATGATAATACAACAGAAACTGATGAAACAGATGAAGAAGAAACTTTTAATCAGTCTGTTGATAATACAGATAAATTAGCTAAGACAAGAAAGGATTTATCAGAAAGTAATGATTTAGGAAACAAAGAAGAAGAAAATTCCATTGAGGGTAGTGTTAGTGATGACGGATATGTTTCTTCTCAAGATCACCCATTAGATAGTACAGGTGTTTCTAAAAAAGATGAGTCCCCTTCTACTCCACAAACAGATAAATTGTTTATGGTAAAACAAAATCATCAAACTAAAAAAGCATTAAAAGATTTAAATATTAATAAAGATCAAGAAGAACTTAAACCACTTCCTACAATAGATAAATCAGACAGAGATGTGAAGAACAACCACGTAAGTAAATATCACAAATATTATGCTGTTAAAAATTTTGTAGAAGGAATAGGAATACGTATTGCTGATAGAGCAAATGAAGTATTTAATCTTTATGTAAAAGGAGAATTAAGTAATAAAGAAAAACGTATGCAAGGTATGAGTAAAAGAGTTATGGAATATGTTACTCCTGCTAAAAATAATGTTATACGTATATCTAATTCAAGAGATTATAACTCTATTATACATGGAACTGTGCATCATTTAGTACATCAAATGAAATTACTCAAAGAAGATTTACAAAAGAATGCAGATATTATAACAAAAGAATATAAAAAATTAGAAAGGTTTAATCCAAACTATAAATTAGATGAAGCAGCATATAAGAAAAACGGAGCAGATTTAATTGAAGAATACTTTAGTAATTTAACTGCTGCTTATGCAACGGATGAAGCTCCAATTAATAGAGCTATTGTAGATATAATATACAGAGGGTTAGACCAAGTAGGAAAAGAAGATAGAAAAAATTTTGATATTATGCGACAAGTATTTAAAGATTATAATACTTTGCGATCAACCGATAAAGGAACATTACAACTTATAGAAAACGAAATGACATCAGCAAGATTGCTATATAAAGGAAAGTTTGACACATCAGATTTAAACGAAACACAACTTAAAACTAGAAAAAGATTTATAAATGCTTCTAAAAAAATACCACGTTTTATAAAAAAATTTGGTTTTGATGAAGCCTATGAATTAGAAAAAGCTGCAAAAAGGACTGGAGATTTAACTACTATAAAAAGAGCAAATCAATTACTTGTAAGTACTAATAGAATAGCAGAAGCATATATTAAGGGTACTGGTGCTTATTTTCATAAAGGTACTTTAAGAAAATTAGAACATAATAGAGCAATAAAAAATTTGACCAAAATAGCTAAGGAAGCAGAGTCATTAGGTGAAGATGGATTAACTAAATTAGAAAGTTTGTTATACGCAAAACAAACCATTGGTGAAAGTACAGGTAATCAAAGAAAAGGAGAAAATTTAATTACACTTGCAAATGATTTAGGATATGATAAATGGTTAGATGCAAGAAAAGATTTAAAATTATTATCTACTATATTTAAAAAGAATTTATATCAAAACAAACCTATTACTCAGAAAGATTTAGAAGAAGGATTAAAACTTCAAAAAAGCGAACAGGAAATTTTTCTTGAAGAAGATAACTCTGAACAAGAATCAAAAAGAACAGACATGTTATCAGTAAATTTTAAAGATAAAAATTTACAAACAAGATTAAATAATATTATAAAATATATAAATGATAAAACTAATGAACAAATAAAAAAAGAAAATAAATATAAAGCATTAAAAAGATTTTCTAAAACTGATCCAGACATACAAGCAGTACTGCAATCAGAACAAAAAGAACGTAATTTAATGCAAAAAGAACGTGCTGACTATATATCTAAAAATTACCTTTTAGATAAACAGGGTTCTGTAAATACTGGTATGACTTTAGAAGAAGCTCTAAGTGTTTATACTACTATACAAAATGATCCTAGAGCAGACAAGTTTAATAGATTAGATGAAGACGTAAGAAAATTATTACAAGGGTTAGAAAATTTAATGACATCTTCTGATATATCTAGCAGAATGCAAATAGAATTTGCTAAAGAAGGAACAGGTGCTTGGTATATACCACTTCTTAGATTTATAGATGTGGATGAAGAAAAGGCTGTAGGATTAAATTTAGGTGGAAATCCTATGCAAAAAAGATTTGGTAGTAATAGAGAAGTTAGAAGTATTTTGTCATCTATAGAAACCTCTATATTTGCTGTATCAAATCTTGTAGCAAAAAATAGAGCAATAGACAAACTAATATCTTTAAAAGATCGCCCTATTTTTGCACAATATATTAGAGAGGTTCCACAAGATTCTAGGGAAATAAAAGCAGATATGCTTACAATAGTTTCTAATAAAATAAATGAACTTAGAAGCAGAGTAACCAACGCCCAAGCTATGGGAACTATAGATCAGAATGAATTAAACAAAGTAAATAATTATATAAATAATTTAGAAAACATTAAGCAACAAATATTAAATGGAGAAGTATTAGATGAAGATACAAGAGTGCAGCTGTTTGTAGAAGAACCACCTAAAAATAAAAATATTATACAAAGAATAGAAGAAGATGGTAAAGTACATTATTATTTAGTAAACGATACAATAAAGGATTTTTTATATAATCAAAGGAAAGCATTTTTAAGTGTACATAATTTAAGAGAATTGTTATATGACGCCGTACTTTTTGCAGATAAAATCTTAGTATTAGGAAATTTGTTACCAAGATTTTCTTATACCCAAGGAGATCCAGGATTCCAAGTAACAAATATAGCAAGAGATAGTGCAGATGCAGCTTATAAAACTTTACCAAACGAATACTTTAGATCATTATTATATCCTTTAGATGTATTAAGATTATTTTCTAAAAACATGGGGAGACTTGCTTATACAATGACTCCTTGGGGGTGGGAAGATTTTAATCATATAGCAGCAACTTTTGGTGGTGCAGAACAAACACAATTTAGAGAAGGAGAAGAATTAGACCAATACTTAGATTTTAAAGTTAATAAAAAAGGAAAAGTTGTTAGGGGTGGAAGATTGGCTGTAGTAAATACCATAATAGATTTTTTAGGAAATACAGATCTTATTCCAAGAGTAACTTCCTTAAAAGAAAAAGCTAAAAAATTAGGAGTAGATTTAGACACAATAGATATGACTTATGATGATTATGTATCATTGAACACTAAGAAAAAATATTTAAAAAGATATTTATCTGATAAAGATATCGAAAACATATTTGGAAAAGAACGAGCTACTATCTGGAGAGAGGTGGGTGATGATGAGTATATTCCATTTGTACCAGAAAACTTTGAAAAAGAAAAATTAAATAAATTATTATCTACGTTTGAAAAGGAAATTGATAGTAATATAAATGAAGATTTATTTACAGAACTTCAAGATATTTATGATAATTGTACAATAAACTTTTCTAAAGGAACACCACTAACAAGAACTTTAGGAAGGGTGTTTCTTTTTGCACATGCAAGGATTCAGGGTGGGTGGCAAACCGTAAAATGGGCTGCTAATAATAAAAGAGCAGCTTCTGGAGTTGCTACTAGTTTATTAACATTGGGAGCGTTATCTGTTATGCTTGGATTAGATGATCCTACACAAACAGAAAAAGAAGGTTTATCTGGAATGAGATTACAATTTAAACAAGACATGCCTGTAATTAATTATCCAGCTCAATCTGCTCCTTTATGGTTATGGTACACAGGTCAACAAATAGGACATTGGATAAAAGGAAATTTATCTGGAACAGAATCTGCAAAGAAAATACTAAGTGCTTCTATGGCAGTTTTATCTGATAATTTTAATCCTATTAAATCTCCTAGTGGTACTGTAGGATTCTTAATGGATCTTCCTACATTATATTATACTGGAAAAACTAGTTATATAAATGATGAGGAAGATTATCATAGCTTTTCTTATTTTTATAAAAATAAAGTAGGAGCAAATGTAGATAGATTAACAAAGAACATGGACTATGCTTTTGCAGAATTAATATCAAGTTGGTTAATTGATTCTGGTTTGTCTACTAAATATTCTACACATGAAATAACTAATCTATTACGTAATATTTTAGGAAATACTCCTAACGCTATAGATAGTTTACTTGGATTAAAAATAGCATTAACAGATACAGATTCTCATTTAAACTTTTTTGATTATGAAGATTCAAACCCCATTGAAGCCATAAAGAAAAAAGTAATGAAAGGATTTGTTCCAGAAGAAAAGTTGTTTAGTGCTGATCATAAATATATTAAAGAACAAATAAATAATCAGATGACTTTATATAAACGTTATACTCAACAACCTTTATCATCTATGAAAGATTTAACTAAGCCAGAAGATATTCCAGAAGATATCAAAAAAGATGTGGTTAAATATTATGAGAAATCTTTTTTAGCTGCAAAAGCTAATAATCTTTTACAAAAATTATTAGATCAAGCTCAGAGCTGTGATATAACAACACCGGAAGGAGAAAAGGCTTTTATTAGAGCAGCAAAACTATATAAGAAAACAGCAGAAGAAGTTAGACGTAACATAGATAATTATGAAGCTAATAGTGAAGAACCTCTAACTAGAAAGCAAGCTAAACAAATAGTAACACAAATATCTAAAGAAGTAGAAAAGGCTTTATCAGAACCAAATGGTTTAGAAAAATTATGGAACAGTTTAGGAATTAATAGAAAAAATCTTCGTGCTTCTTTAGAATGGGGATTAGATACTATTGCTGGTACAGCTAATGCAGAAGAATTAGTACCAGAAAGAACTTCACAATCAAATTTAGCTGGATATAATAATTACTACAACTCTATAGTAGAAAGTATAAAATCTTCTTCTAATGGATATAATGCAAATGATTATAGAATAAATCCAGCAAAATGGAATGAAGAAAAGATTAAAGAGGAAGCTATTAAACGAACAAACGCTGTGTATAACTATAAAATAGATAAACTACATGAAGCATACAACAACTTTGAACAGATGTCTACAAACCCAAATGATTATGATAAAGATTTTAATGATTATATAGTTAGAAAAATAACTTCTGATAAAGATAATTTAAATATAAGAAGGATGTCAGATGAACAAATAAAGCACCTTGTACAAAATTATTATTTAGAAGATGTCAATCCTTTAGGAAATATGTATAGAAGGGAAGCTAATGATATATTTAATCCTAGATTTAATAATGGTGGTGGAATAGGATTATATCATTTTAAAAGTATAGATTTTGTAAAAGAATTTGAAAAGAATTTAAATAAATATAATCCTTCTTTAGCACAAAAAGTTTTTTATAAAGATGGAAAAAAACTTTACTCTGATAAATCTTCTAATGGTTTAATTACAAATGAAGAAGCTAAAAAAATACAGAATAATATAAAGAAAGAAATGAATAATAAAGATAATTTATTATCTGTAATGGATGCTTCTAATTTAACAGAACAAAAAAGAATTATAGATAAACCAATAGAATATAACAATTCAACTACTACCTTACGTGATATGGGGTATGAAGATTTAACTAACAAAGAAAGAGTAATGTTATTATCCTGTATAAATAATAGAGGAGATTCTCCTCATGTATTGATAGATTATATGACTAAATTAAAAGATTTAAAAAATACATATGAAAACGAAGATACTATAATAGATAAATTTTATGATTATCACATAAACAAAAAACCAGCTAATGTTAGAAGTAGCTTTGAACAAGAGAGAGATGAAGTAAAAAATTCTAATGGAACTTTTTTAATTCATGATATAGAAAGGGAGGATGAACAATGATACAAGGAGATATAGCAGCATACTTCGAGAGTGGTAACACTGTTCGGAGTGTAGAAACTATAACTTACAATCACTTAGATCCTGGTGGTAAAAGCTATGGAAGGTTTCAACTTTCTGTACGTTCAGGAACACTTAAAAAATATTTAGCTTGGAGTAAGTACCAACAAGAGTTTAGTAAAGCTAATCCAGGCAGTAAGGAATTTGATAAGATTTGGGTTAAGATTGCAAAAGACCATACTGAAGATTTTGATAATGACCAGTATGAATTTGTATCCTTAACTCATTTCTTACCTGTACAAAGATACGCAAAGCTACAAGGGTTTCACACTGAAAACTTTGCAATCAATGAAGCTTTGTTTAGTATAGGAGTACAGCATGGGGGTTATAAGAATATAATCAATATGGCTGCAAGACTAAGAACCTGTGCTAAACCAAGCATTAAAGAAGATATAGATAATCTATATAAAGCTAGAAATACTTATGTAGATAAGATAAGACTAGATAAGAAAATAGCTGCAGCACTTCATAATAGATATGAGAGAGAGTGTAAGATGGTACAGAAAGTATTTACCAGTCTTGGAGATTATCAAGGCCAAGAGCTTCAATGCCAAGATAATACTGTTGCCACAGCTCTAAATTTTCAAGAGATTTTACAAGTCTAAGTATATCTATATTATCATAAAAGGTAGGAAAGACGTGCTGTAAGCACCATATAAAAGAGAATGGTTCAACTGATTTAGAGTTGAACCATCTCTTTGCTGCTCCTCTTAACACAAATTTATTAGAGCAAAGGTCCTTTATAGCACTAATTATTACAGCTGCACATAACTTTTGCTCACCTGTATATTTAGTACCTATGGTTTCATAAGGAAAATAATCAGCTTCAATGTTGCCTAAGTATTCCATACCATCCAATCAAAGCAGCATCAGATCTGCCATGGTCTTTCTTTCTTTCAAACCAACCAGCAGTATCCTTATCTCTATTAAACAAACCTTTTGCTACAGCTAAAGATGCTTCCTTAGTTGTAACACTTAACTTACCTGTGTAGGTTCTAAAATCTTTTAACAATAACCCCTGCCATCTTTGAGGACTAACTAATCCATACGATATAGAGTGTGCGTCTAGGAGTCCAAGCCACCAACCAAAGTTCATTCCAAAACTAAATACAGAAGCCACTCCTTGACCTGGTGCGGAATGAACAAGCTCTATACAAGCACTCTGTATAGAGCCATCATTCAAACAATCTTTAAGTACTTGAGGTATGAAATCTTTAGGTTCAAAATCCCATATAGAAGATAGGTAAAACTCTCCGTCTATCTTTTCAAATATAGACATAGCACCTGTCTTTCCCGGATCTATTCCTATTGCAAAAACCTTTTTCATACCTCAATGTCCTTATTTAGCTACTGGTCTAAAGAATGGAGTACTCATTAACCAGCAATTTTTATCTGCGTGTAATACACATTTTGCAGGATACTTAGACATAGGTTTATTAAAATCATATATCTTTCTTTGTTTTCCTGCTGGGTCATGACTATAAGGAGCACCAAATCTTTTACCAGGTTTTGCTTCACTCTTATCTACTACTTCTCCATTACAAGATAAGTAAACAGATTTAAATTTAGGAAAAGTATATGGAGCTAACCATACTGTATAGTTTCTCCCATCCCCAAGTTTCCATACAAAGTTTATATCATAGTACTTAGAGCAGTTATTTAAATCTTTTTTATTGTACTCATCTTTCTTATATTCCATAGGAAGTTTTAATTTCTTGTTTGTAAATGTTTCAAATTCAGGTCCTTCTCTATCTGTTTTACAGTATGCTGTTCTATCCTGAGGATAAATCCAACCACCAGCACCTGAAGTTCCTGCAACAGAAGCAGCACCATTTAAACAAGGTTTCCAAGCAAGCACCATAAATGCTTCTTTATTTTTATTCCAATAATTATATTGGGCAATAGTATCATAATCTTCACCATCATTATCAGCAATACCTTTATTACCCACCGTAGGATGTCCATGTTTTTCACAATAATATCCTGACATACAGCTATCTTTTGATTCTAATGGATTATCTACCCACACAATTTGATTAGAACCTTCTTTAATTCTTTCTTTATTTATTGGATCTAATTTTTGTTTAACATATTCATTTAGATATTTTCTAGCATCTCTTGTAAGAGTACATTCCATACAAGATGATACTGCAAAATCAATTATAGTTGATTTACCATTAACATCTTTTGGTGCCTGTTTATAATCAGATTTAATCATTTCAATAATTCTATCTATTCTTTTAAACATAGCTTTATCTTTTTTTAATAATGCAGCACTGGCATCTTTTGCATATTTATAACCTACAAAGCATTCCTTTGGTCCACATTTACGTTGTCTTTCTGGAAAACAAGTAGAGTTACAAACATGTATTCTTACTCTTTTTGGTCGTTTATCCTTGTAGAATTTAGGAGCCCAAGTACATTTATCAGGATTACTAGTTGCTCCATATAACCACCCTGCGTTTAACACCTCTGCATTCTTATAGATAGCTTGAAAAAACTTACCCTGTTTCTGTGCTTTACTACTACACATGGATAGAATAAAGGATACTCCTCTATTTGTTTGGGTAAGGTTAGCTCCACATGCAGCAGTTGCACAGAAACAGAATAAGCAGAAACTTATTAAAAACTTTTTCATATTAATTCTCCTTTTCATTATTAGTTAAAATCTTTGTAACATCTCCATTTTCGTTTACAGCGACTGGTATAATTTCTGGTGCTTCTTTTCCAGTATAAGGTGCATTTACCACCTTAGGTTCTTCTTTTCCAGTATAAGGTGCCTTTACCACCTCAGTTTCTTCTGGTTTTTCTTCTTGCTTATGCAATGTAGAAAGTAATACCTCTAAGTTAAATATAGGTGATCTGTCTTGGTCTTTTTTAGCGATACATTCTACTAACATTTCTAATACTTTGTATCCTAGAACCTTTATAATGTCATTTCTTTCTTCAGCTTTTGCTTCTTTTAAAATCTTTTGTACTGTTGGATGAGTAGTCAAATCAAGTTCAAAAGTTTTATCAGAATGTTTTATCTGAAGGAAGTTGCCTTTAACCGTAATTGCTTTCGCATTATCAATATTTAAATAAACAGTATTATCATATATTATATGTATCATAATCTTTCTCCTGTAATTTCACTAAACTTATTATGTATCCACGAGTAACAAATATCTTCATCTTCATAATAAGGTGATTTATATTCTTTACCCGAGTAATTTACTAACGCATAGTACTCCGAGTATGGAGTTCTATACACCTCTCCTTTTAATTTATCACTTCTCTTTATTAATCCTATACTTCTATCTTCCATCTTTATCTCCTTTTTATGATACTCACTTCATTTAATATTTTTTCAAAGAATCTTTTTAAAAACATTTTTGAATGAAACTCTGTAGCTTCTTGTGTATTTATATATAACTCATCTACAGTATCATTAAAGTGATTAATTGATTTTTCAAGTCTATCATTAATATCTTCTAATCTTCTCCATTCTTTATCTATCGCATTATTATAATCTACTAAATTTGTAACAATACGATTTAAAGCTATTAAAGTTGAATCATTATCTGTCATCTTTGTTCTCCTTATTTTTCTCACTTGTTTTAGGTTTGTACCCCAACAATAAAAATGGATTAGTTCTCCAAATTATATTTATTGCTTCAACCAAATCCTCTATATATTCTTTATAATTATTGAGTACCTTTCCAACTTCAAATAATTTGTATATAATAAACAAATCAAAAAGTACTTGTAAAACCATAAACGCAAATAAACTATCTATCATAAGTTACCCTCTCATATTCATTATACAAATCTTTTGCCACTTCTTCTAGTTGTTTTTTAGCATCATCCCAAGTATCAAACAAGTCTGTTGTGTCCCACCACTCAGGGTCTTGCTCAACATAACAAGCTCCATGAAACCAGCTCCACTTCCTACCTGTGGCTTCTCCTTTATGTTCGGTTTCTATTATCTCCATTACAACTGTGGTTCCTTCAAAACCATAGTCATCTCTGCTATCTATTCTCCCTACTTCTTGTATTATTTTATCAGTCATCTTTACCCCCTTTCTTATAATCTAATGCACTCTTAATTGTTAAATATTCATATAGCTTTTGAATTGCAAGCTCTCTTGCTATGCCCTCTCCAACTTCCTTGTTATACTCTACTCCACTAGAGCAAGCACTAGTTCCTACAATCTCAAAACCATTCTGTAATGTTAGTAAACATACAGTAGTCTTTTTACCTATATGAAAATACTCCTCATTTAATATATAATTATTCAGTTCCATCAAACACTCCTTCTAATTCAGTTAATTGTTCAGGAATATAATCTTTCAATTCTATTCCGTAAAAACATTCTACAGGTCTGCTGCTTGTCTTGTATTTATTTTTACCCCCTAAAATATATTTATTAAATACAAAATTTTCTGGAACATTAAAATGTCTAGCTAAAGCAGAAGTTATTTTACTAGACATATTTCCTAAATGATCTGCTACTTTAGAAGTAACACTTGTAATATTATAAGAAGAATTTATGTATTCTTTTATATGAGATAATAAAACTACCCTTGGTACAAGTTTGTCTTTATCTATTGGCATAAGTTTATCTTTATCCATAAAGGTTACTGTTTCTTTTAATACATCTTCAATAGGGTTGTTTTGTTTTTCCATCTTTAATATAGATTCTAAACCTATTTTAGACAATACTGTATAATCATTTTTTAAATAATCTTTGGCACCTTTTAAACAAAATAAAAAGAATGCTTTTAAACTATCAGGTTCTAATAATTTATTATCAATATTATAAATAGCTTTCTCAGTCTTTGACACATTATACTGGAAGTTTACTACGATACTTCTTCTAGCAAGTGAACCTGATTCATCTGCAATCTTAGGAAGCACATTACCTAATAGTAAAAGTTTACAAGGAAGCTGCATAGAATAGTTTGCTTTAAACTTTTCATTTATATCTACACTTTCTCCTGAGATTAAAGCATTTAATACTCCACGAATTTCAGATGTAAACCTATCAGGAAGCTCATTTATTACTAATAATGGTACAGATTTAAATGGTGCAAGGGCATACTGGTTCTTTTCTAGGGAAGAAAAAGATGTAGTTAAACCTGATAAGTTTCTTTTTCCTGTAAGTAAATATCCCATTAACTTAGCTAAGGTAGATTTTCCTGAACCTGCTACTCCATAAAGTATAAGAGCTTTATCTGAATTACAAATATGTCTTGGAAGAATTGTATATCCTAACATTCTTTGAAGCACTGTTATCTGTGGAGCAAATCTATTATTACTTGTTCCATGTTCTAATTTATATATAGGCAACTCATCATCTTCTCTTATAAGTTTAGGGTTTTCTGTTAGTTCTTTTAATTCTTCAAATGTATCTTCATCAGGAAAAGATGTTGTTATAAATTTTTCAAATGTAGTTCCTTTAATTACTTCTTTTGTATCACCAGTTTCTAATGCGTAAAGAAACTCATCATCTATTGTAATAGGAAGGGCATCAAAAGAAAGAAAATTTGGGGTATCATTTAAAAGTTTCACATTTAATACGTCTAGTATTCCATTTGAAACTTTATAATAATACCCCTCATTTTCTTTGGTAAGGTTTAAAAATGAATTTGTTTTATAAATATCTATTAGTGGTTTAGCAAGTGTTTCATAATATGCAAGTGTAGCTTTTGCCAACCCCTCTCTATACGTATGAGATTTATTTGGAAATAAATCCATAAAGAAATTTATTATATTTATTTTTAATTTATCTCTATCTATTAATTTATATGTATGTTCATATTTATTATATGCTACCCAGTTTCCTGAAGAATCATTATTAACTGCAAATGTATATGGAAATAACTTCCAATATATTTTACAAAGTATTCTACTATCTTTAATAGTTTCCTCATCTATTTCATATATATCTAATTCTTTAAAATTAGGATCTAATAGTTTATACTCAGTATAAAGATTAGTATTATTATCTATAATCTTTTGTAACTTATTTTGAAATTCTTCTATAATAATAGATTGTTCTAAAAGTTTTTTAAGTTCTTTTTCTTTTTTCTTTTCTTCTTTCTCTTTTGCTTTCTCCTCTTTTTGTTTTTCTTTTTCTAGTTTAAGTTGTTCTCTTTCTTGTTTTCTTATTTGTATTTGTTCTTTTTCTATAAGTCTATTTACTTCTGTAGTATAAGGTAATTTAAAGAAAGTATAATCAGGTTTACCTAATGCACGAGCAGCATTAACTTTTGTATTAAACGCAGATAAAATGGGGTTAGAATTATTGTGAGCTTCAGTTAATCTTTCCCATTTTCCTTCTAACCCCCAGTGAGTTTGTTTGTAAAAAAAGGAATCTCTAAAAATAGTATCTATAGTATTAAATACCTGACAATGGGATACTAATATAGATACAAGTCGATAAACCTTTTTAGATGTATCAACTTCTATTTCTTGATTGGGGGTAAGGGTATCTATATTAATATCCTTATCATTGACAAGTATCCCTTGACCATATAATAAATTAAATTGCTCATCTTGCAACAATTTATCTAATAGTTTTGGGGCAGTAGTTTTACGTGTATATATTGGTAGTTTAGTTACATCTGTATATATAAGTCCATTTTGTTGAGGAATAATTGGATCTTCTTCAATAGGCATAACATCAAATGTAAAATCTTTTATAAAGTTTCCAGTAAAAACTATAAACTTTCCTTTACTATTATCTTCATTACTTCCACCATTAAATACTTCTATGTGGTCGCACATTCCATCAAGAGTAGTATTTATTTTTTGTATTGATTTTAAATCATTAGGTATATCGTGGGATAAAATATAGATATGTAATCCCTTTCCTGATAAACTTAACTCTGATACATAAGATTCTATTGTTAAACTATTTAATATTGAATTAAGTTCTTTACTTGTATTTAGTGGTAGAGTTTTATGTTCATTTAAATATTTAATTCCCTCATCACTTAGTTTATCTACATCTATAACTAAGATAGGATCATCTTTAAATAAACATATACCAAGATTGTAGCTTTGAAATTCTTTGGTATAATCAAAAACTTCTCTTGCATAGTATTGATTATCTAATATATTCCAATCAGTACTAGAAGTATTTATTCTACAAGGTGCTTTACCATTTGCAGGTAACCACCTTTTGCTCTCTTTTATATATTTTAAACATTCATTCATATAACCTTACCCTTTTATATAAATAGTTCTACATTAAAAATTTATTTTGTGCAAGTATTTATTTTGCCTCCGCCCAATTTTTTCCTATATGAGCTTCCACAATATTATGGTCTGCTCCTTTTATTCCAATGTTTTCAAATACATACACAAATGCTTTATGCATAATATTTTCTAATGCCGTTTTAATAGTAACTGCATTGTTTATAAAACACTCCACAAGTATCTCATCGTGTACTGTGGCAACTATTTTTGTACCTTCTAATATAGGATTATCCTCAATATACTTATCTAATGCAGTCAAAGCTACAAGAATAACCTCAGCAGCACTTCCTTGCACTGGTGTATTTAAACTACAAGTATAATAGTTATCCTCACTTAATCTTCTCTTTAAACCACACACAGTTTTAGTTTCCATAGTTTCACGAGCCAATGCAGTAGTCTGTATTTGCCACAAATTTAACTTAGGATATGCTTCCTTGTATCTTGTAACTAATGTATCGCTTTCTTCTTCCGTTAAATTTACACCATAATTTAGAGCATATTTACATAGTGTCTTTGCTCCCATACCAAACTGAAGTCCAAGCACAACTGCCTTTGCTCTTTGCCTTTCCTCTTTTGTAATATCTTGTTCAGGTTTTTGGAATAGTAAAGAAGCAGTATGTTTATACAGGTCTTTACCTTCTCTATATGCTTTAAGCATATTCTCCTCACCCGATAGAATTGCTGCCACTCTTACCTCTACCTGTGAAAAATCAGCACAAACAAATGTCCTACCAAAGTTAGGCATAAATGAAAAGAATATAGGTTCAGGAATAAATAACTCCCGATACCACTGCTCACGAGGGAAGTTTTGAATGTTTGGTTGCATACTACTAAGTCTTCCTGTATCAGTGTATCCTAATGTATAAGAAGGGTGTAATCTACCACCAACTATAAACTTCTTTATATTATCTCCATAAGTAGAAAGATATTTATTATACTTTTTATAAGTAAGTAAAGGTTCAAGCTCAGGAAGATCCTTAACGTGTGCCTTTATTGCGTCTGCGTCTGTTACAAGTTTTCCTGTTGCAGTTCTTTCCCATTTGCTTGTATCTACTTTATTTTCTATCCACTCTCCTAGTTGCTTTGAAGAATTTATATTTATATCGTGAAAAATTTCACAACATTTTTCAAAGCTCTCATCTACCTTTGCTTGCCACTCTGAAATAAGAGTATTTAGTTTTGGTGTATCAATATAAATACCATTTCTTTTAATACGAGATAGAGCATTTATAGCTTTCATACTTATTTTAAAATTCTTTGTACTTGCAGCCTCATGTTTAATAAGTTTGTTACCAATCATTAATACATAGAATGCGTCAAGTGCTGCATATTCTATTTGTTCTTTTGTAAGATTAGGATTAGACCAGTCTGATACTTGTTCTAGTTTACTAATATCTTTATTAAACAATACTTTCATTAGGGCTTTCAAACTCTTTGGATATTTAATAGTACTTCTACTATCAGGATAAGTTTGTCTTAATATAGCTTGATACAATATCATTGTATCTACACAAGTTAGATAATCAAAATCAAATACTTGCATTAGAAATGGTACATCAAACAAGGCGTTGTGAATAAAAAATTTATTTTCTATTAAAAAATTATTTATGTCATTGTATTCATTTGATGTCATTGTGTATATATCATACACATATTGGTCTTGTAGTGTTGATATAGATAATAATCTTAGGTCATCTTGAATAGGATCTAGGCCACTAGTTTCTGTATCTAATCCAAAGTAATCCTTAGAATTTTCAGGAACGAAAAAATTATCACTTGTAATATAATGAAAAGCCATTTATAATATCCCCATAAACATATAAATTTAACTTATTAAAAATTCAACAATAACCCCCTAACAATTCTGCTAGGGGGATTTTTCTTTCTACCTAAAAATTAAACAGATCATTAAATTCGTCTGTTTCCTTAGGTTCTTCTTTAACTTCTTCTTTCTTATCTTGAAGTGGCATAGCATCAAGCAATGCTTGCTCATCTTCATTAACTGCTTCAACATTTAAATCATCTAACAAAGACTTACCATCACTTCCACCACCAAGATAATCTCCTTTCCTTGCAAATTGTACTAATGATAAGTAAGCAGTTAAACCACCCCTCTTTAATTGTTGTACATAATAAGGAGCGATTGTTATTACCATTCTACCATAATCACCTTGTGAAAGTTTAGTAATATCTTCTTTACTCATCTCACCTTGCGACATTACAGGACCGTATACCTTTGGTGGATATTTAGATCCTGTGCTTGCTGATGTAACATACAATCCTTGTAAGTAGTCTTGCATATCACCACCATTCTTAACAACAGATAATGCATTATTATCTTTTAAGTCTTGCATAGTAATTGTGTTATCTCCGTATGCTTGACGGGCTACTTCAAGTATTGCATCAGTTAGGTTTCTTGCGGCTGCTTCTTGACCCTTATCATTAGGATCCCAAGCGACAGTACAGGTGTACTTGTCGGGCTGCATTGTGTCTGTTGCAGGTTTAGGTTCTGCTAAATGCATCCACATCAATCTTCCAATAGGTGTTGCCACCTTCTTATTTACTTTCGTGTTTTTAATAGTTAGTTTCTTCATATATATTAATCCTCCAAATGTTTACAATTATAATGTTTCTCTATATCGGTAAGTGTATTAAATGCTTCACCTAACCACTTGTCGATATAATGATTGTTAGTTGCGTATCCTGATTCCATAAAGTCATCATATGATTTGTATGCTAATTGCATACCTAAATATCTATCATACCATTCACTATCTAATGCTATACTTGATGGCTCTATGTATTCAGGAAATCTTATTTCTTTAAATGCATTCTTTGTTTTAAATACAATGTCCTGTGGATCATCCCAAAACATTACATCAAAGTTATGATGTTTGTTTGATGATGATAAGAATAGGCAATTAGGTAAAGTATGTTCTACTAACTTAACTGCTTTACTGAAAGCAAGGTAACATTCTTTTTGTTCCTCACTCAATTTTTTTCTTCTAATAAATGTAGGTTTAGTTTCCATAAGTATCTCCTTATTTAATAGTATCTATTAACATCTCACTTGTATCTAATACTAAACTATTAGTTTGTTTTTTGCAAGTGATTTTATCAAGAATTTCTTCTCGATTCTCAAATTTCTTTAACTCATTTTTTAAATCAGTTAAAGTTCTTAATTTGGTATCATGATTTATACAATCTATTCCAAGTGGTGTCAAGATATTTTTTATTTTTTCTATATCATCAATCAAAGAATTTCTTTCTTTAACTTCTAGTCTTGCACCAGTAATTGTTTCACCAGCTTTTAACTTTTCAATTAAATAATTTTTTATATTTTCTATAAAAGCTAGTAAACGTTTAGCCCCATCCTCATGTTCAATTACAAACTCAACTAGCTCCTTATTTGTATGATGAAATATCTTAAAGGTATTTACATCTTCTCTCAAATCAGATAACAAGCTAGTATATTCTCTTTCTCTTGCTTTACAAGTAGCACGTGCAAGACAAAACTTACATGCTTCCTCACTTGGATGTAGATTGTTAGTAATAACTTTACTATTTTTGTTTTTATATTTATCTAGTATATCATAACATAAATCTACTGCTTCTTTAATTGGTTTATATACCTCTGATAATTCTTTCAAAGTATATGTAGCTATTCTTTCAGGAGCTTCCATACGTGGCTGATATATAATTGTATGAACATTCTGTATAGTATGCATTGGAAACCCCTCATCTTTTAAATACTTTAAAAAAGATACTGCATAACTTATAAGCTGGGGATTATTATGTGCTTCTACTGATACTCCTTTTCCATACTTCCAATCTACAATATAAATATCGTGTTCTCTCCCTATTAAATATTCTGTAACAAATGCCAAATCTATTGTGCCATTGTCTTTATCAGAATATGGCATAGGAAGTTTAAGCTCAAACCACTTATGATCTATTGCCATGTATTTAGTAAACTCCTCAAACCATTCTTTTGTTTTTGAAAGGTTTGATTTCATCTCTGTATCTAATTGAGAATTTATAGGAAGTCCTAACTCCAATATTTTTTGAATTTCGGAGTGAAATAAAGTTCCTTCTTCTGCATATTCACTAGATTGTTCTTTCAAATATCTAGTTATTGCAACAGAAGCAGGGCAAAGCATAGCTCTCTTTAATCCACTTGGAGAAAGTAAAGAATGCTTTTCCTTTTCTTTTTTCTCTTTTAATCTTTCTTTGTTTTTCTTGTAATACTCTTTTGCATATTCTTTTCTATTCATATATAATCTCCTTTAAAATTTAAAAATCGTCTGGTATAAGCTGTCCTATTACTCCAAATACAAATAAACAATAAAGTACCGATAAGATAGGATGTAATTTAGAAGCTATAACAAGTGGTATTATCCCTAAAAATATACCTATTAATATTACTATAACCCCCACTAAAAGAAGTCCTAAAGTATAAGCTAATATTATTTTACAAATAAATTTTAATGTGAATATTATGCTTTTCATTTTAAAGTTTCCTTTATTAAATTAATTTTATTAAACAAAATACTAACAATACGACTATCTAAACTTTCATTTGCTATTATAAAATAACTATTTACTTTTTCAGTCTGTGTAATTCTATGAACCCTTGCTTCTGCTTGCATCATATTAGCAGGAGTCCAATCTAGTTCACCAAAAATAATTGTATGCGATTTAGTTAAAGTGATACCCACTCCACTTGCTACAATATTAGCTACAATTATTTGTGGCTTGTCCACTTCCTGAAACTCTTTTATTATTTGTTGCCTTTTTGTGTTTGTTGTGCTTCCTTTAATGACGTGTATTTTATAGTCTTTATGTTTTTCTTGCAATACTTTTTCTATCATATCCACAACATCATTATGTATGCAAAATACTATTATCTTTTTAATGTTTGCTTCTATCTGCATATCCACAAAATCTACAATAGCAGGCACCTTTGCTACTCCTAGAGCTTTTCTAATGCTTGCAATATGTGTTGATTCCTCATCTATTCTTTCTTTAAGTTCTTTATACGAGTTATCACCAGTTATCATTTGCGTTGCTATATCTACATACTTAAGACTCTCTTTTGCTATCTTTTTGTTTATATCTACAAAGATTTGTTTTCTAATTACTGGTGGTAATTCAAGATTTACTTTCGATTTAGTCCTTCTTAAACTACATTGTTTTAACATAGCATTAACCATAACTCTTGCTGAATCGTCTTTAAAACCTGTATATTTATCTCCAAAATAATTGTGAATGCATTTCATTAACGATTTTCTAAACTGCCAAATGTTTTTATAATAAAAATTATCATTTCCAAAAAATACTGAAAGTTGCGTATAAAGATCGTCTATATCTCTAGTAACTGGAGTACCAGTTAGCAATATCTTTGCCGTTACATTTATATGTCTTAATAATGTAAGAATTGTCTTTGTGCGTTTACTTGTAGGCGATTTAATGTAATGGCTTTCATCAACAATTACTGCTGTTTCTTC